CACACTGACGAACCTCGCGTCCGACTGCGAACCTAACCTCGCCAAGCTACATGTTGTGTTCGCGTGCTATCTCGCATAGCCAAGCGCTTATGCATCTTACCTAAGCCATTGCATCATCGCAGCAATCTGCCCATCTCGCGTATAATTCTCTATTATGGGAAATCTGCGAGATAGCACGCGGCGTGGCGCGGACCGGCATCTGGGCGCGCGTCCGGCCCGGCAGGAATTCCGAAAATCCCCAGCAAAACGGCCAGATCGCGATTCATTAATGTTAACGCCCCCCACACACGCCGCGCGGCGCGATCGGCCACCCGGGCATGAAAGCAGATTCTAGACCGCAATCAAATTTCACCCCTTTTTCATTTCCTCCGTACACTGATCAATCCAACATATCCCTTAGCTGCCAAAGGTCCGCCCTGTAGCAGCCCTGATCGAAAGGTTCCGCAGCGATGGCAAAGATGGCGAAAAAGGCTAAGACTCCGCCGCCTGATGACGACGAGGATGAGGGCGATGGCGGCGCGGGCGAAAAAGACCAAGGCGAAGGCGAAGACGAAGGGGACGGGGACGACGCGGGCGAAGGCGAAGACGCCGACGCGAGCGCGGAAGGCGGTGAAGGCGAAGAGGGTGAGGGCGGTGAAGGCGAAGGCGAAGGCGCGGACGACAGCGACGACGCCGACAACAGTGACGGAGATGCCAGCGCCGACGGCGCCGACTCCCAGCCCGACATCGTCTGCACCATCGTCCGAAATGCTGACGGAACCTATCAGCTGATCATGGGAGACGAGGATGACGACGGAGGCGAGTCCGGAGAGTCCGACGAGTCCGGCGACTCCAGCGCCGACTCCGGCGAAGGCGAAGGCGAAGAGGATTCGCAAGAAGCCGCGCAAGGCGCTGGAGCTGGCGGGGCGGGTGCAGCGATGGGTGCAGCGGCGCAAGGCCAAAGCCAAGGCCAAGGCGCTGCGATGGCCGGAGGCGCTGGCGGAGTACCTGCAGCTGGAGAAGCGGGCGGGGCGGGGGGCATGGACGAAGAAGCGGCGGGCGGAGGTGGCGGCAGCGACGAGGGCGCGGCTGGCAGCGAAGGCGGCGTCACTTACTCCTCCATCGGAGAACTCCTGAAAGGCGTGCTCGAAGCCGTGAAGCAGCATGAATCTGAACTATCAGGCGAGGGCAGCGCAGAGGATCAATTCCACGCCGGCTTTGCTGGCGGCAGCGCAGCCTCGGCAGGCGGCAAGCCTTCTGGTGCCGGCGCAGGGGCAGGGATGTGAGCCTGCAGCGCGCGGATCTTGGATCGGATCTCGATGTGCCCACGCCCCGCGCCACGGGGCTCAGCTCCGTGTTCGTCTCGCGCCTGCGCGATCTTTACTCCGCCGACCTTTGGGAAACCCTCACGCCCGCCGAGCGCTTGCGTGTCTCTGAAACCTACGATCTGCGCAGCGCCGACTCCGCTTGGGTGAAACTCCGCGATCGCCTGGTGGCGCGGTTCGAGCGGCAGGCGCTGCGCTTTGTTGAACTTTCTGAGCGCGCGATCGAGGCGCGAGATGAAGCCTACAGTGCAGCGTGCAAGAGCCTCGATGTGCTGCTGCGCGTGATCGCGCCGATGCATTAATTGATTGACCAAGCCCGGAACGGGCTCGATCGATGTGTTCATTCGATGTGTTCATTCGATGTGTTCATTCGATGTGTTCATTCGATGTGTTTAAACAGGGCTCCGCATGCTCATCTGGTATTTGATCTCGCTGATGCTGACCTTCGATGGTCACGCTGTCGCGGACATCCCGACGCCCTTCTCCTCCGAGTCCGCCTGCAACCTCGCCGGCTACGCGCGCGGGCACGAGATCGCGAGTTCAAAGGATCTGCAGCATGGCGTCTGGGAATGCGTGGCGGTGGATTTCGCGCAGAGCGATCCGATCCCTGACTCGGCTCCCGATGCGGCAGCTCCCGAGCCGAGCCCACCGCCGCCCGAGCCCATCGTGCCGAAGCAGGAAGGCTGATTCAGCATAGGCGAGGCGAAGCTTGAACGAGCGAGGCCCGAAGGGCCGAGCGAGTGAGCTGAGCCGAGCCGAGATCGAATGGAGATTTCGCCTTGCCCTGGTCCCCAAAACAACATCGCTTCTTCGAAGCCATCGCGCACAATCCTGCCATCGCCAAGCGCTCCGGCATTCCCCGCGCCACCGCTGCGACCATGGCATCGGAAGGCGTCAAAACCCGCAAAGAAGCCGTGACCGGCACAGCATCGGCCTCTGCCGGCGCTGCCTCGGGCAAGGCCATGAAGCTGCGCTCGCCGAAGATCACAGCACCGTCTGGCATCATCAACAGCAAGCTCTGAATCAGATCCCAAAGCCTCGCTCCGCCGCCATGCCCGCATCTAAACTCACCAAAGTCCAGCTCAAAGCCAAAGCCAAAGCCGCCGCTGCGCTCAACGCCAAACGCCGAGCGCGCAGCGCGGCTAAATCCTCCGCCAAAGCCGCTGCCAAATCCTCCGGCCGGCGCGAGGTCACGCCCAACCGCAAGCCGACCGCGGCCGAAAAGCTCGCGGCGCGTGACATTGAATCCTACGCCGACGCGCATCACGGCCCTGGCCCTTCGAAATACCGCGCCACCTTCCCGGTGCAAGCCCGCGAAATGGCGCGCCTCGGTGCCACCGACTCCGACATCGCCGCCTTTTTCGAGGTCCACCTCGTCACCATCCGCAAATGGGCCGTCGCCCACCCCGAGTTCGCCGAAGCCCTAAAGGTCGGCAAAACCGAAGCCGACGATCGCGTCGAGCGCTCTCTCTACCACCGCGCCAACGGCTACACCTTCGAGGCCGAAAAGATCCTCGTCGTCAATAAAGCCGTCGAGCGCGTCGCTTACACCGAACACCTCCCACCCGATATCAACGCTTGTATCTTCTGGCTCAAGAACCGTCGCCCCGAACTCTGGCGCGAGCAATCTCACCAAATCCACGATGGCAAGATCGAACACGAACACAGCGCCCGAGACGAAATCGCTCGCCGCCTCATTAGCATCGAAGCCCGCGAGCGAGCAGCTGCAGATCCTCAACAGCCTGAGTCAGGAGCAGCAGAAGGATCTCCTGCACGATTGGCGCTTCTGGGCCCGCCCGAAACAACTCCCGCCGACGGGTGATTGGGACGTCTGGGTGATTCGCGCCGGCCGCGGTTTCGGCAAGACCCGCAGCGGTTCCGGCTGGGTGCATGAACGAGCGCTCGCCCACCCGAAGCGCTGGATGGCGCTCATCGCTCGCAACTCTGCCGACGCACGCGACTACATGATTGAAGGCCCGGGCGGCTTGCTCAAGAACTGCCTCCCGAAACAAATGCCGCATTATGAGCCCTCAAAGCGTCGCGTCACCTGGCCGAACGACTCCTGGGCGACCATCTACACCGACGAAGAGCCCGATCAGCTTCGCGGTTTCTCTGGCGACACTGCCTGGCTCGATGAGTTCGCAAAATACAAACATCCCGAAGAGGTCTGGGATAATCTCAACTTCGGCATGCGCGAACCCTCCGGCGACCAACCTCGCCGCCTTATCACAACGACTCCTCGACCTTTGGAAATCCTCAAGACCATCGAAGCCAACCCGCGCACTCGTGTCGTCGTCGGATCGTCCTTCGAGAACCGCGCCAATCTCGACCCGAAATGGTTTGACGAAACCCTCGCTCGCTACAAAGGCTCTCGCATTGGGCGCCAAGAAATCGAAGCCGAAATCCTCTCCGACGTCCCTGGCGCACTCTGGTCGCGTCGTTCGCTCGACGCCGAACGCTTCGACGCTTCCCGCCACGGCCCACTGCCCACCTTTATTCGCATCGTCGTCGCCGTCGACCCCAGCATCACGAACAATGACGGCTCGAATGAAGCAGGGATCATCGTTGCAGGTCTTTCCGAATCCGGCACCGCATTCGTACTTGACGACTGGTCTGATACGGGCAGCCCAGATCAATGGGCGCGCAAAGCCGTGAGCGCCTATCGCCGCTACACCGCAGACACGATCGTCGCCGAATCGAATCAAGGCGGCGAAATGGTGCGCATGACGATCCAGTCCATCGACGCCAATGTCCCGGTCAAACTCGTGCGCGCCAGCCGCGGCAAATACATCCGCGCCGAGCCGATCTCCGCTCTTTACGAACAAGGCCGCGTGCGCCACCTCGGCACCCTCCCTGGCCTCGAAGATCAAATGATTTCTTTCACGCCCGCTCGCGCCGCCGACCGCAGCGACGGCTATTCGCCCGACCGAGTCGACGCGCTCGTCTGGGGCTTGACTGAACTCTTCCCTGACGTCACCGAGCGCGAACTCCGTGCGCCGCCGCGCGTCCGCCCGTTCGAGACCCGCATCCCTGGCATGGGCATGCTTGGCTAACTGCAGTGAGACGCCGACGCATGAGCAAAGCGCGCCTCTTTGAATCCGTCACGCCGCGGAACGCGGCCGAGCCCAGCATGCAGAGCATGCCCAGCATGCCCAGCATGCCCAGCATGCAGAGCACTGACTCTGCTCCCGAACTCCCGCTCCACATCGCCTGCGGCTTCGCTGCTCTCGCCTTCATGCTCCTCATCACTCTCCTCGCCCTTGCCGCTGCTTGCATCTGATGCACATCGTCCTCGGCCTCTTCATCATCACCGCCTTCGTCGCCTTCCTCGCTTGCAAAGAGCGCCCGAAATGAATCCCAAACCGCCCGAAATCACCGTCTCTTTCATCCAGCGCTACCCAACCGGCAAAGGCTCGATCCAAACCATCCCGCGGCCCGAAGCCATCGGCTTGCGCGCGCTCACTTTCCTTGCGGCCGGCGGCTGGTACATCGCCGAGATCCTCACCTCTGGCGGCGTCAAACTCTCCGCCACTGACGCCAACATGCGCGAACTCGTCACGCTCGACTCCTCGAACAGCCCCGAACTCCTCGACGCGGTCGATGCGCTCATCAACCGCTCGCAAGCCTTCCTTGGCTTGCTCACCGCCCAGCGCGCTGCCACCGCACCGATCACGCTCCTCACTCACGAAGCCGCTTCCACCCTCGGCCTTGCGAACTAACCCGCTCCGCTCATGTCCTTCGGCGCATCGCCCGTCGCATCCACCACTTTCCAAACCCCCTCGGGCGGCGGCACCGGCTCGTCCAACGCCAACGGCGGCAGCAACATCAATTCAACCGGCGCTGATCTCCTCATCCTCTGCCTCTCGTGGGACGGCACCTACACCAACAACGGCAACACCTTCACTATCGCCGACACCTACAACACCTCCGCCAAATGGAAGCACGGCACGCTCCAGAACGAAGGCCAGGGGGCAGCGACTCAGATCTGGTATGTCGAGGCCCCTAGCGTCGGAGCAAACCACAACGTCACGATCACGACCTCTGCCGGCGGCATGTTCGCGACTGGCGAATTCATGGCCTGGGCCGGGTCGCTAAACGCAGCCAACACCCTCGATGTAGAAACCGGCAACGCCTCTGGTGCCGCTGCCCCGATCAACACTGGCTCGATCACCCCCACCGTCAACGGCGAACTCATCATCACTTCATGGGCCGCCGAGAATGACTCCTCCGGCGCTTCCGTAGCCACCGGCTACTCGGCACCAGCCGGCGCTTACATCAACACGCTCGGCAACGCTTATGGCGGCTTCTCCGCCTATCAAGTGCAATCGACCGCTGCCAGCATCAACGCGGTGTGGCAGTACGGTTCAGGTGGCAACGGCTTGCACGCCGCATGCATCGCTTCATTCAAGCCCTCAACCGGCGGCGGCAGCTTTCAACCCGCCTGGGGCCTGAACGCCACGAAAATCCTCGACGGAGCTTTCCAGTAAATGCTGCGCAAGAACGTCGCTGGTCAATTCATCCATATCCAAGGCGTCGATGCTACAACTGGCGGCATCAAATCCGGCGTCACCTGGACGATGCGGCGTTGCCTCGATGGCACCTTCGCAGCCGGCGGCGCGACCATCACCGAAGATTCCACCAACGGCTGGTACAAGGTCGCGCTCACTCAAGCCGACACCAACGGCAATGACATCGGCTATAACTTCACCGGCACAGGCGCGATCCCTGTCACCATCAATGTTCTCGCGACCGCCGCCGACCCGACTGACGGCGTGCATTTCGGCCTCACTGCCATCCCGAACGCCGTTGCAGGCGCAGCCAACGGCCTCGTCATCTGCGGCTCGAACGCAGCCGTCACCTTCGCAGCCGGCGTCATCATCAACCAATCCGGGGCCAACACCGCCGGCCTTGCCATCGCAGGCAACGGTTCTGGCGCGGGCGTCTCCATTACCGGCGGCGCAACTGGCAACGGCCTCACCATCATCGGCGGCGGCACCTCAGGAGATGGCATCAATGTCACGACGACCGCCGGGCACGGTGCAAACATTGCGGCAACGGGCTCTAGCAAGCACGGCATTCTTTCTACCGGAGGAAATGCTGGCACTTCCGATGGCATCAAAGCGGTGGCCGGAACGGGTGGCGTCGATCTCCGCGCCAACATCACCGGCAACATCACCGGCACCCTCGCGACCCTGACCACCTACACCGGCAACACGCCGCAGACCGGCGACGCCTACGCCCGCCTCGGCTCACCTGCCAATGGCACGATCGCCGCCGACATCGCCGAGGTCGAAGGCGAAACCGATCTTATCGTCGCTTCAACCTCCGGGCTGACCTTCACGGTCGCCAATCAAGTCGACGCCAACGTCCTTTCAATGTCCTCGACACTCCGCCCCGGCATTCGCAAAAACGTCGCCCTGACTAATTTCGAATTCCTCATGACCGACTCCACCAACCACAATCCGGTCACAGGCAAAACCGTCACTTGCACGCGCTCAATCGATGGTGGGGCCTTTGGCGCTGGCACCCTTGCCAATGTCACAGAAATCGGAGTCGGCATTTATGAAGTCGACTTCGGCGCGGGCGACTTGAATGGCAACGTGATCACTCTTCGAGCCACCGCCACCGGCAGCGACGACACGTTCGTGACTCTGAAAACTAGTCCGTAGACGGACGATCATGTGTAAGGTTTTTCAAGCTGTTTGGGTGACTCGGCCTCAACTTCATAACTTCATAACTTCATAACTTCATAACTTCGAAGATCCCCTACCTAAGCCCCCGTCGCGTGAGGTTCATTACCGAACCATGCCTTCATACGTCGTCGGCGGTCGTCGCTACCCTCAATGGTCGTTCCGCGGCGACGATGTCGCCTACGCCACGCGCCCACCTTCCACCGGCACAGGCGGCACCCCGCCGCCGCCCGCTACCACACATAAGCGCCTCTACCACAACCAATATTTCTACGACGGGCTGTCTTCCCTGATCCTCTGGCAATCCACCGGCTCGGGCGGCAGCGGTCCACCATCAGGCAGCGGCGAGGATTACATCATGTTCGCGCGCCATCACCACCGGAGATGAGCTAACCACCATGGCAGCGATTAAACCCGTCATCAAAGATGTCTCTCCGAACGGCGACGAATCTTGCTATCAAGTGCAATGGACGCCGGTTGCTTCCGGCGACACCTGCAACGCGGTTTCCTTTCCGAAACACTCTGATCGCTCGATCCAAGTCTCCGGCACTTTCAGTGGCGGCACTTCCATCGCGATCCAGGGCACGAACGAGCCCGCTGCGACCAACTTCGTTTCCCTTCGCGGCCCTGACAGCGTCGTCATCGCTTTCACCGCTGCCGGCATGAAAGCTGTCCTCGAAAACGCCCTCTTTCACGCACCGCTTTCCAGCAGCGGCGACGGCAGCCAATCCGTCACCATCACCATGCTCTTCCATCTTTCGAACCCGATGAGGCAATAATGGCCGACCCTCGCATCTCGAACGGCGTCGAGCGCCTCCGCGCCTTCGCTGAGCAGTACCGCGCGCTCGTCGATCTTGCTGATGCGTTCGAAAACTCGCAGCAGCTCGAATCTTCTATCGCAACCAAAACCGCCGCGCTCGCTTCCCTCACCACCGAGCACGACGCCCTCGTCAAAACCGTCGCCGCCGCGAAATCCGACATCGCCAAAGCCCACGCCGACATCACCACTGCCTGGGCTGATCACTCCGCTCGCGTCTTCGCTGATCTCGACAAAGCTCAAGCCGAGGCCAACGCGATCATCGCCGCTGGCAAGGCCCAAGCCGACGCCGCCAGAACCGAGGCCGCGCACGACGTCGCTGCCCAACACGCCGCCGCCGACGCTGCGCTCGCGAAAAAGCAACTCGCCCTCAAGTCCGCCACCGACGCGCTCGTCGAGATCCACGATGAACTCGCCGCTGCCAAAGCCGAACACGCCGACACCGCCGCTCAAACCCAAGCCCTGCGCGATCTCGCAAATCAAATCATCGCGCCGCGCCTGGCACCCTAAACCTTCCCGTTAAACCTTCCCGCGGCCACTTAAACCTTCCCGCGGCCACATAAATCATCCGTTGATTTTAGTGGAACATCACGAGACCCCACAAAAATGCTCATCGACTTCGACCGCCTCCTCCTCGACCTCCGCGGCGCACCGCTCAAGCGCGACGACAAGCCCTTCTCGCTCCGCGACGCCTGCCAAGAAGCCCTCCTCGCGAATTTCTCCGACGAAGCCAATCTCCCCGGCGCTGAAAAGCTCAAGCGCTTCACACTCGCGATGAAGATCAACCCTTCCCAGGTCGAGGTCTCGCACGAAGAAATCGTCCTCATCGAAACCCTCGTCGCAAAAACCTTCGGGCCTCTGGTCGTCGGCCGCGTGCATGAGCAATTCGACGACATGACTCACGCTACGCCGCCGAAGCCGCCGATGCCGCCGATTCATCCGCCGCTGCACATCCCCGTAGGCATCCGCTAATCCCCTCCCGCTTTCCTAGGATTCTCCCTTGGCTAAGCTGCCCAAACCCTCTGCCCGCGCCACCAAGGCCGACCTCGACGCTCTCCCCGACGAGGTCCGCGAACTCATCGCGCCGCACGTCATCACGCCGTCCACCCTGGCCCTCATCTCCGTCACGCTCTGCGCCAAACGCGACGAGGCCAAGCTCGCGCGCACCTCTTCGATCATCGAATCTTGCTGGCTTGCCTCCGAGGAAGCTTATCTCGGCATCGACGACGCGAACCGCGGCGAATATGGCCTCTCGAAATGGACCAAGCCCCTTTCGATGGACGGGCCCGTCACCACCGACCGCGTTGCCAAAGTCGAAGGCACCAAATCCACCGTCTTCGTGCGCATGACGTCGCGCTATGTCGATGCTGGCGCGGCCAAGCTCGCGGAAATCCTTCTCCCGGTCGACGACAAAGCCTTCGCGCTCAAGGAAATGCCCGAGCCGCATGTCCTGAAGGCCCTCGAAGACCATTCTCAAGTCCATCACGACGGTATGGGCAACTGGCCGCTGACCCGGCCGGCGGCACCGCATGAAATCGCGGCCGCAAATGCCGCCAACGCCGCCAACGCCTCCCCGAGCGCTCAAATCCTCCCCTTCCCGAGCGCTGGTGGTGCTGCGAACGCTCCGAGCGCTCCGAATCAGCCCCAAAGCGCCTCGAATCTCCCGAATCAGCCCCAAAACCCCTCGATTCAGGGTCAAATCGGGCCGAATCAGCCCAATTCGAGCGCTCCACAAAACCCCGGACAAACTCCTATTAGCGCTCAGCCCGGCGCAGCTCCCCCGAGCGCTCCCCAAACCCCGCGCAAGCCCCTCACCGTCGCCGACCTCGCCAACGAACGCATCGAGATCGCCCACAAATCCGCCAAAGCCGCGGAAAAGCGCATCTACGATTGGCTGGTCGCGTCCCGCTACACCGCGGAAGTCCGCAAGGTCATCTTCGACTCCGCGCGCCTCGGGACGGGCGTGCTCAAAGGTCCCTTCCCGCGCGCCAAAAAGGCCATCGCGGTTCGCAAATCCGACTCCGGCGTCGATATCCAACTCATCCAGCGCGTCTCGCCCGCGGTCAAATGGGTGAACCCGTGGGACATCTTCCCCGACCCTGCTTGCGGCGAGTGCATCCACGACGGCGACTACTGCTTCGAGCGCGATTACATGACCGAGCGCCAAGTCCTCGCGCTCAAAGCCGCCCCTGGCTACATCTCATCTCAAATCGAGCACTGCATCGCGATCGGCCCGAAAGCCAAGCCCGACTCCACCCACTACGACCGTTCCCCCGGCGATCCGCCGCCCAAGGAAACCCGCTTCGAGGTCTGGTATTTTTACGGTTCGCTCACCCGCGAAGAGATGCTCGCGTTCAACGCCCTCGCGAACTCCGAGCCCAACGCCGGCCTCGACCACGGCGCCCACATGCCGGCCGACTCCTCCTTTTCCTCCTCTCTCACACCCTCGCCGATCTACGCGATCGTCACGATGATCGACGACACGCCCGTCAAAGCCACCATCAACCCGCTCAACTCGGGCTCATTCCCGTATCACATCGTCCCTTGGCAGCGGCGCACTGGCTCATGGGCTGGCGTCGGGATCCCTGAACAAATCCAAACGCCGCAAAAGATCATCAACGGTGCAACTCGCGCCATGCTCGACAACGCCGGCATCGCCGCCGGCCCGCAAGTCGTCGTCGACATCTCCTCGATCGAGCCTGAAGACGGTCGTTGGTCGATCACGCCCAACAAGGTCTGGCACGCTAAGCGCGGTTCGTCCGCCTCTCCCAACGGCGTCAAAGACTCCTTCGCGACCTTCCAACTCCCGAACACCACCGACCCGCTCATGAAGGTCGTCAACTACGCGCTCCAGCTCGCCGAAGAATCGACCTCGATCCCGCTCATCTCCGAGGGCCAGTCCGGCGAAACCACCCCCGACACCGCCTCTGCCGCGCAACTCCAAGACACCAACGCGAACCAACTTCTCCGCGCCATCGGTTACGGCTTCGACGATTACGTCACCGAGCCGCTCATCCACCAATATTACGAGTGGCTACTGCTCGACCCCGACGTGCCCGATGAAGAAAAAGGCGAGTTCGAAATCGAAGCCCACGGCTCTGCCGCCCTCGTCGAACGCGCCATCCAAGATCAAACCATCGCGCAGATGGGCAACATGGTGCTCAATCCAAACTACGGCATCGACCCGAAGCGCTGGGCGAAAATGATGCTGCGCTCCAAGCGCATCCATCCTGCCGATCTCATGTATTCCGAAAAAGAACTCGAACAGCTAGCAGCGACGCCACCTCCGCCGGCACCCGCCGTCCAGGTCGCGCAAATCGCCGCCGCGGTCGATCGCGAAAAGCTCGCCGCCTCGCAATCCACTGATCAGCGTTCCACCGCCAACGAACAGCAAATCGCCGTCGCTGCCCAACAGCTCGACTCCGCTCGCGTCGCCGCCGAAGAGCGCCGCACCCTCGCCGACGCCACCATCCGCCTGCACGAACTCAACACCCAGCGCCAGATCGCGCTCCTCAATCACGCCAACGCGCGCAACATCTCGATCTCCGACGCGCAAGCCGAACTCATCAAAGAAGCGATGAAACTCGAAGCCACGACCCAAATCAGCGCCGCCGATCGCGCTCACGACATGCACAAGCACTTGCTCACCACCGCCGTCGCTGCGGCCAAACCACCGCCGCAACCTCCTGGCTCTGGTGCCAGCTCTGGTGCCAGCTCCGCCCAGCGCTAACCGCCCATGCCCGCCCCTGCCCTTCGCTTCACGCTTACCCCTGGCGAACGCCAGACCACCCTCTGGCTTCGCCTCCACGCTCACTTCACCGCCATGCTGACCGCCCGGCGCGAACAAAACGACTTCCCACGCTCTGAGCCCGACACCGCCCGCCTCCGCGGCGAGATTGCGCTCCTTAAAGAACTCCTCGACCTCAACACCGACCGCCTGCCGTAAGACAGCGGTCTCCCACAAGCCCACGCGACCTCAGCGCTCCCGAGCGCCCATTCCCGCGCGAGCTTCAACCAGCGAGCCCCTACCATGAACGAAGATCTCGAATCCGACGCCGCCGCCGACGCTCAAGCCCAGGCTGATTTCGCGGCTGGCTTTAAAGCTGAATCCGCGCCCCCGGCCGCACCTGCGCCTGCAACTCCGGCGCCCGCCTCGTCTCCTGCTGCTGCTGCTACGCCGCCGCCGGCTGAGTCCAGTTCCACGACGTCCGAAGCGGGTACAGTGCTCAGCACTGTCCCCAACAGTGCTGCTAAACCCGCCGCCAAAACCGCCGCAAAACCCGCTGCCGCTGCCAAACCAGCCGCCAAGCCTACGCCCCCGGCCAAACCCGCCGCCGCCGCCGCGAAACCCCCCGCGCCGCTCACCCCCGACGAGATCACCCACCTCCGCGCCGTCGCGGCCGAATCCGCTGAGCAAAAGAAGCAGCTCTCCAGAGCCTTCGGGACCATTGGCGAACTCCAACAGCAGCTCAAAACGCTCCGCACCACCAGCGACGCCGCTGCCTCGGGCACGCCTCCGCCCGCCGCCGCAGCCAAGCCCGCGCCGCTCACCCCCGCGCAACGCGCCCAGGCCGAACTCGACGCCGTCCTCGACACACGCGAGCGGCGCCGCGCCATGGAAGAACTCGACGACCTGCACTCCGACTGGCGCACCATCGTCGGCGCATCCGACAAGCCCGACCCGAATCACCCCTTCCGCAAGTGGCTGGCCACCCAACCCGCCGACTACCAAAAGAAGGTCAACGAATCCGTCTCCGCCGCGATCATCTCGCGCGCCATCACGCTCTTCAAAACCTCGACGGCACCCGCGCCTAAAGCGCCGCCGCCGAAAACCCAGCAATCACTCAGGACGAAAATTGCTGCGGGGGTACTGGCCGCTGCCAGCGCGAAAGCGCGCCGTGACCGTATCGCGTCTGCCGTCCCACCCAAGACCGCGGGCTCCACAGCCTCCGCACGCACCAAAACCGCCGAAGACGAATTCCGCGAGGGCTTCGCTACCGGCTGACCTGAAAGGCTTTTTCAATGGCAATGCAAACTTTCACCCTCACGCCTGGTCGAATCAATAAGTTCAAAGGCCAGATCCTTGCCCATGCCATCCCGGTCGAAGTTCTCGGCCGCGGCGGGCGCCAGATTCAGCTCCCGAAGAACCAATCCGACACCTACGTCGCGCGTCGTTGGCTGCCCTATGGCGCAACTGCCACCGACAAGAACACACAAAACCAGTTCTTCAACAACTTCACCACCCAACCTCGCGAACAGGGCGTCATCCAAGCGCACCAAATCCAAGAAGGCGTCACCCCGCTCCCCGACAACATCACGCCGCTCGACATCACAGTCGTCATTCAGCAGTTCGGCTGCCTCTACGGCTTCTCCGACAAGACCTACGACCTCTACGAAGACGACATCCCGAAAGCGATGATTGAGCAGATCGGCGAGCGCGTCACGTTCGTCAACGAGATGATCATCTACGGGGCCCTGCGCGCCTGCACCAACACCTACTTCGCAGGCACCGGCACAACCATCGCGACTGTCAACGGCGGCCTCACTCTCGGCCTCATCCGTAAGATCGCGAAAGGTCTCATGGCCAACCACGGCAAGATGGTCAATCGCATGCTGCACGCCTCTCCCGATTACGGCACCGACGCCGTCGCGGAAGGCTACACCGTCTATTGCCACACCGATCTCGAACCCGATATCCGCGACATCCCGAATTTCACGCCGACCGAGCGCTACGCCTCGGGCAAGCCCATGGCGAACGAAGTCGGCAAGGTCGAGCGTTTCCGGTTCATCACCTCGCCCGATCTCCCGGCGCTGCAAGACTCCGGCGACAACTCCGCGACCTCGCTGGCGCAGTTCAACAGCACCTCTAACTCGAAGATCGACGTCTACCCTCTCATCGTCACGGCGCAAGACTCATGGGGCCAGATCGCGGTGCGCAACATGAACGCGCTGGATCCGACCTTCCTCTCGCCAGGCGAGAAATCCAAGTCCGATCCGATGGGCCAACGCGGCTACGCCGGCAGCATTTGGTGGAAGGCCGTGATGATCGAGAATCAGGGCTGGATGGCTGTCGGCTACACCGGCTCGCGCATCCTCTCCTAACCGCTGCGTGATCCCTGAAACCTAAAAGAAAGGAACATCACGCATGTTCACTGATACCCTCCTTCGCTGGATCGAGGGTGTTCTCGATTACAAGTCTCGAAAACACCTTCACGCGATCACGACTCCTGTCTTCGATCGCATGTCTTCGGTCTGTCTCGTCAGCGCTGCTCTCCGTATCCACGGCGGCAGCGCGAGCGTGCTCGCTCAGTCCAACGCGATTAGCTACTACGTCGCCAATGGCGTTCTCGTAAAAGTCGCAACCGCGACGGACATGCCCGCACTCGTCGGCACTGTCACCAACGCCACCTTCAACGTCTGGGCCTTTTTCATCGATCAAGGTGGCACAGTCACCGCTGCGCTCGGCGTTCAAGGTTCGACGCTCGCAAAGGTTGGCTTCCCGCAATTCCCGGCGAAAAAAGCCCTCATTGGCTTCGTCATCATCAATCCAACAGGGACTGGTGATTTCGTCGGCGGCACGACGCAGCTTGATGACGGCACAGTCGTCCCGAACGCCGTCTTCATCAACGGCACCGAAGGCTTCGATCCGTACTGCCTGCTTGGCTAATTACCACCCGCCGCAGGCCCTCCCCTCTCCGAAAGGCATCTCTAATGGACGCTCAAACCTTCATTCCCGTTACCATGTGCTTCAGCAAAGCCGCTCTCGCGGCTGGCACTGGCTCGACCCTCACCACGACTTGGGGTAATGGCGAGACCAACGGTTACTACGCAATCCGTGGAAAATTCTATTCCAAGGCCAACCTCAGCAACACCACGACTCCGACCACCGACTACGCCACCGGCCTCGCCTTCATCTCTGTCCCGGCTGCCTCTGCCACGCAATGGAACGGCTGCGCTTACACCATCGGCTTCGATCACTCGGGCAATCTCAAAGTCGTCCAGGGCACGATCGTCCAGATGGATCTCGCCTACACGACCTCCACCGTCGCCGCCTTCCTCGATGCGCCACAGTTCGGCGCGCTGCCGCTCGACTTCTGCCCGATCGGCTACTTGATCATGTGGCAGTACAACAACAGCACAGCAGCCTTCCTGTTCGGCACGACCTCGAACAGCCTCGCCAACGCTGCCTTCACCTTCGTTGATGTGGCGACTCTCCCTGATCGCCCGCAGATCGGCGCGTAACCGTTAAAGCGCGGGGGCGGGCTTCGGCTCGCCCCTGCCGCGCATCTCCTGCGCATCCGCCAATTGGCGGACAAATCTCTCCGCACATTATCCGCACATCTTGACTCTTGGAGCTTCCCTGACTCATGGCCAACATCAATTCCCGCCCCGGCAAAGAAACCCTCTCCGAAACCCTGCCCATCGACCAAAAACCCGACATCGTCGATTCCAACAAACGACCTGAATCCGATCTCATCATCCGGGCCGACCCCTCGATCGCCAACAAAGACCAACTCGCCGAACTCGCCTTTAACGAAGAGCCCGTCACCATCCGGCTCGAACCCTCCTCCGACCCGAACGCCGCCTCTGCCATCCCGATCTGGTGCAATGGCATCGGCTGCGAATATCTTCGCAACGATCGCTGGGTCCAGGCCCCAGGCGGCTACATCCCGGTTGGCGCTGTCCTCACCATCAAGCGCAAATACCTCGCGATCCTCGTCATGGCGAAGCAAGACAAGATCACGACGCACCACGGCCAGCCTGGCGAAGAGCACCCGCAAAACACGATCAAGCGCTTCACCTCCTCGTACCAAGCCTTCTCTGTGCTCGAAGACAAAAACCCCAAAGGCGCAGCTTGGCTGACCGAACTCCGACGCCTCGCGGCCTAAGCCTACCTGCCTGCCTCTGAGGCTTAAGAAATGAACTTCCTCTCGCTCTGCCAGCGCCTCCTCGTCGAGTGCGCCGCGACCAACGTCACCCTTTCCACCGCGCAATCGCCCGTCGGCGAAGCCGTCCGCTTCGTCAATTGGATCAATCAAGCCTGGACCGAACTCCAGACCATGCATGACGATTGGGAGTGGATGCGCTCGTCCAATCTCCTCGGCGGCGGCGTCTCTTTCGTCCCTGTCGCGGGCGTCGCCAACACGCCCCTCGGCACCGGCCCTGGCACGCTCAATCTCGATCCCTCGCTCTTCGGCGGCAAATGGGTGATCGACTCCTTCCGCAACTACGTCACCACCGTCGGACCGCAATCCGAGATCTTCATGCCGCATATCGGCTTCGATTGGTGGCGTGACTCCTACATGTACGGTGCGAACCGCTTCGTCCAAACCCGCCCGGCCGTCTTCGCCGTCGGGTCGGATAAATCCATCTGCGTCGGGCCGGCGTCCAACGGGCTCTACACCGTCACAGGCGACTACTTCGCGGCGCCGACCTCCATGTCTGCCGACACCGATCTCCCGATCGGTCTCCCGAATCAGTACCACATGATTCTCGTCTATCAGGGCATGATCTATTACGGCACTTACGAGGCCGCGCCCGAGATCGCCACCCGCGGCATGGATGGCTATCAAACTCTCCTCACTCAGCTCGAACGGCGCTACGGACCGCGCGTTCGCCTCGCGGGGGCGCTGGCCTGATGAAACCCCTCTCGCAGCAATGGCCGAAGGTCGAATACTCCGTCACGCATCTCGGTGCCGGCCAATCCAAAACCGGCCAGCCCTTTCCCGGCGGGCTCGACCTCACCACGCCCTCGCTCTCCCTCCAGCCCGGCGCGATCCGGGCCGGCCAGAACTTCGAGTGCGCCCAATCCGGCGGCTATTCCCGCATCGCTGGCTATGAGCGCCTCGATGGCCGCCTCGCGCCGTCCATGGGTGCCTACACCCTTGTCCAATTCTCCGCCTTCACGAACGTCCCCGCCGTCGGCGACACCCTTACCCAAGCCACCTCCGGCGCGACCGGCACCGTCATCATCGTCAACAACGCGCCTGGCGCAGTTTACGTCGCGCTCACGCAAGTCTCGGGCACCTTCGACCTCACCCACAACGTCACCAAGTCCGGCCCAATCACCATCGGCATCCCGATCGCGCCGACCGTCTCCCTGACCTCGAAACAATCCGCGCAATACACCGCTGCCGCGGCCGATGTGTACCGCGCCCTGATCGGCGCAGTCCCGGGCTCTGGCCCTATCCTCGACACTTACCATCTCATCGTTGCCGGCGTGGACGTCGTCTTCGCCTTCCGCGCCAACCTCGGCAACACCGCGGTCAATCTCTACAAAACCACCGGCTCGGGCTGGACGCAGGTCACGCTCTTCGATGTCGTCTCCTTCACTGCCGGCACCACGCTCCCGATCGCTGGCGACACGCTCACACAAGGCGGCGTCACCTCGACCATCAAACTCGTGCAATGGCAGTCCGGCACGACCGGCGCATCTTCCGCCGCAGGCAAACTCATCATCACCACCCCAGCTGGCGGCAACTACACCTCTGGCGCAGCGACCTCGACCTCCGGCGGTGCCTTCACGCTCTCCGGCGTCCAGACTGCGATCACCATCACGCCGGGCGGCACTTGGGAGCATGACAAAAACAACTACACGGGCCTCGCGATCCCGCGCAAAGCCTACGGTGCTGACGGCGTCAACAAAGGTTACGAATTCGACGGCGTCGTCTATGCGCCCATCGCGACCGGCACATCCCCCGACACCCCCAAGCACGTCAAATGCCACAAGAACTATCTCGTGTTCGGCTTCGACGGCTCGATCATCGGCTCGGGGCCGGGCCTTCCGTACAAATGGACCGCAGCCGACGGCGCTTGGGAAATCGCAACCGGCGACACCGTCACTGCGATGCAGACTCTCCCAGGCTCGCAAACCAACGCGACGCTCGCTGTCTTCCAGCGCAACAACACCTCATTCCTGTACGGCCTCGATCCGACCACCTTCAATTACGTCACCTTCAATACAGGCGTCGGCGCGCTCCCTGGCAGCGTACAAAATCTCTTCGATGTCTTCGCCTTCGATACGCTCGGCGTTCTCTCGCTGCAGACGACCTTAAACTACGGTAACTTCATCGCTTCCACGCTGACGAAGAACATCCTGCCCTTCATTCTGCAGGAGAATACCAAGGTCGTCTGCAGCACCACTTCGCACTACAAAAACCAATATCGCGTATTCTTCTCCGACGGCTACGGGCTCTATCTCACCGTCGTCAATCGCCAATACCTCGGCTGCATCCCGGTCCAGTTCCCCAACCCCGTCTCCTGCATCGACACCGATAATCTCGTCAACGGCACCGAAGCCACTTACTTCGGATCCTCCGACGGCAACGGTTATGTCTATCAGCTCGACTCCGGCACCTCCTTCGACGGCGCCGCCCTCAACGCCTACATCACGCTCGCCTGGGATCCGATCAACACCCCGCGCGTGCTCAAGCGCTTCCGCGCCGCCTCGATCGAAATGCAAGGCTCTGGCTACGCCGAGATCCAGTTCGGCTACTCCCTTGCCTATTCCTCCATGAACACCGGCCAGCCGACCGGCGTCACCCTCGCCTCGGCCTTCTCCGGCGCGCCCAATTGGGACTCCTTCACTTGGGATAATTTCGTCTGGGACGGCCAGACCCTCGCGCCCACCGACATCGACGTCACCGGCACCGCCGAAAACATCCAAGTCACGATCGCGTCCGGCACCAACTTCATCCCGGCCTACACGATCAACTCCATCATTCATCACTACACGCCACGCAGAGGGATCAGACCCTAATGACAGGCAATCCTTATTACTCCCCCTCCGGCACGCCTGCGACCTCTTCTGCCGGCGCATCTGCCCCGATGCGGACCGAGTTCGGCGCTGTCCAGACCGGCTTCTCCAAGCTCCCCGATTACACCGCCCTCGCAGCCGGCGCGTTCCTCAAGATCAACTCAGCCAACACCGCCATCGACGTCAGCTCGGTCCTCATCGAATCCTCTGGCAAGATCGGCATCGGCAACGTCTCGCCGGCCTTTAAGGTCGATATCCTCGACAGCAGCGCCAACGCCTCCACGACCCTCAACGTCGCCAACGCTAACACCGGCAACGCTGCCGCTGCTACTCTCCGCATCACGAACGGTACAACTATCACCGCCTTCGCGATGACAGGGCTGAACTACGTCGCGACCAACACCTACGACATTCAAGACGGCCTCTATGCCGTCAATACCGGCGCTGGCGGAGTGAATTTCGCGCTCATCAGCGCAAGCGCTTCTTTCAAGATCTTTACGGGCGGCACTTCTCCAGCAGAGCGCTTCCGCGTCAATCCTTCCGGCCTCGTTGGCATTGGCAACAACAACCCCATCAACATCCTCGACGTCGTTCAATCGCAAAACAGCACATCAGTCCTCAGCCTTCTCAACGCGAACTCTGGCAATTCCGCCATTTCGCAAATCATCTCAAAAATCACCAGCGCCGGCACAGGCGCTTCTGCCCAGCTCCGCTGCGACAACGGTACGAACGCGCTCGCGTTTCTCATGAACGGCACGGGCGTCACGCCAGCAAACATGATCCGCGCAGACGGCGGCTTCATCAACTGCTCTGGCGCGGGCGGCCTCACATTCAACACCAACGCTGTCCAGCCGATCTACTTCGGCATCAACAACGTTGAAAAGATGCGCCTCGACACCTCCGGCAATCTTAAACTCGGCACAGGCGAATATGAGGTCACTGATATCGCTGGTGGAGCTTCGATGGGGGCGCTCGCAGCCTTCCATCTCGACAGCAACAATGGCGGTCTTATCCTCAAGACGCTGACAGCAGCATCGCTGACTGAGGCGATGCGCATCGATGCCACCGGCCAGGTCGGCATCGGCATGACGCCGGCCAATTTCGTAGACATCGGCAAAAACCAAGGTGGCACAACCAAAGCCGTTGTGAACAACACGAACACTGGCGGCGCATCAGCGCTTCAATGCAAAGCCGACACATCGCAGATCTACATCGCAACAGATGGATCAACCATCGGCGGCACAGCCTATGCAGGACTCAGCGGTAATAGTCTTTCTGTCCTAGAAGCCGTTTCCTCAAGCGCGTTCTACATCGGTACGCTCACCGCCGCTCCCATCGTCTTCGCGCAAAACCGCGTCGAGATGATGCGCCTCACCAACACCGGCCAGCTCCTCATCGGCGCAACCTCGCCGCTCGGCAGTGAGAAATGCCTCATCTCCCAAGCCACTGCCAATGTCGGCACGCTCATTGCGCTCAACACAGCCGCCTCGCCTTCCGGCGCGACCATCTTCAACGCGACCTTCAACGCCGCCGCACCGAACAACACCTCGGCGACCATCCTGCTCGGCTCTGACAACGTCGCCGTGCGCTTCCAGGTCTATTCCAACGGCGGCATCGCAAATTACTCCGCCAACAACGTCAACCTCTCCGACGCGCGCGTTAAATCCGCCTTCACGCGCTACGCCGAAGCCGATCTCGCCGCGCTCGAATCCTCCTTCACCGCCGTCGATTGGGGGCGCTTCAAATACCGCGATCAAACGCACGACGAATGGAACCACGGCTACACGGCGCAAGGCGTCGCGCGCGCCTTCGCTAACACCGCACCTGAACTCGTCGGCAACGTCGCCCTTGGCCCGAAGAACCTCGCCAACGTCATGGGCGTCTACGAGCACAATCTCACCAATATCAGCCACGCACTCCTCGCTCGCGCCCTCACTCGCATCGCCGATCTCGAAACCCGCTTGGGGAGCCTTCATTAATGGCCGACGCCCCTTCCAATTCCCAAGGCATCATCAACAGCACTGCGCCGCCGCAGCTCACCTCCACCGACGCTCCCGGCGGCGCTGGCACCGTCACAGGCTACAACCCGGCGCAAGCCTCTTCGCAAACCGCGCCGGTCACGACCTACGATCCGAATGCCTTCAGCGTCACGCCGCAGCAAACCACCGCCGGCCAGCTCAAGGACATCATCGCTTCCGGCTCGCCGCTGATGCAGCAAGCCGAGACCTCCGCGCGCCAACAAATGAACGAGCGCGGGCTGATCAACTCCTCGATCGGGATTGGTGCCGGCCAGCAAGCCGTGATCGCCGCCGCTACGCCCATCGCGACGGCCGACGCTAACACCTACGCCCAGGCCGCGACCAATACCACCAACGCACAAAACACCGCGCTCGCGGCCGGCGCCCAGGCCAGCAACGCCGCCGCCTTACAAAACGCCCAGCTCGCCACCGGCACCTCGCAATTCAATGCCGGCGCTGCCAATACCGCAGCCGGCGTCCAGGCCACCGCCGCGAACACCTTCGCGAACACCGCGCAGACCATCGCGGGCTCGACCAACATCGCTCAAATCCAAGCCGCGACCTCGCAATTCGTCGCGAATCTCCAATCCAACACCACTCTAACCGCGCAACAGCTGCAGGACCAAACCAACACTGTCCTCGCCAACATCCAGTCGAACACGACCCTAACCGCGCAGGACAAGGCCGACGTCTCCTCGCAAGTCATCGCTGCCGCCAACAACGCCTCAGCGCAGCAGATCGCCAACCTGCAAGCCTCGACGACCCTGACTGCTCAAGACAAAGCGAATCAGTCCGCGCAGATCGTCGCCGGCATGAACAACAGCTCGCAACAACTCATTGCGAACATCCAATCTTCAACCACCCTCACGGCACAGGATAAACAAGATCAAACACAACAAGCCGTCGCCGACGCGAACAACGCCAACGCGCAGATCATCGCGAACATCCAGTCCTCGACCACGCTCACCGCCCAGGACAAGCAAGATCAGACCAACACCGTCATCTCCGCGGCGAACAACACGACGCAGATGGCGCTCGGCCAGATTCAAGCCAACACGACGCTCACTGCCCAGGACAAGGCCAACGCCAGCGCCCAGATCATCGCTGCGGCGAACAACGCGAACGCTCAGGTCATCGCCTCGATCCAGTCCAGCACAACCCTGACCGCTCAGGACAAACAGGACCAAACCAACCTCGCGATCACCGCCTCGCAGTCCCAGCTCCAGACCTATCTCGGCCAGCTTCAATCTTCGACGCAGCTCTCCGTCCAGGACAAAGCCTCCGCCGCGTCTGAAGCCATCGCCTCAGCGAACAACCTCTCGGCGCAATACATCGCTGCCATCAACAACGACAACCAGCTCACGATCGAGGACAAGCAAACAGCATCGGCGCAGGCGGTCGCCGCGATGAACAACCAAAACGCCCAGATCGTTCAGCAAATGCAGAATGACGGGAACCTGCAGAACATCATCACCTCAGGCCAGATCAACACCGCGCTGCAGGTGCAGCTGCAGAACCTCGCCAACGCCAACAAGACGCTCGTGCAGACCTCGTCCGGAGCAGCGGCGCTCTACAATCAAGGGTTGACGAACCTCGCTTCGATCGTCCAGAACACGAACCTCTCCAGCGACCAAAAGGCCACTGCGCTCAACGACGGCGTCGCCCAACTCAACGACGCCCTCGCCGTGGTCTCGCAAATCGCCGGGCTCCCGATCGTTCAGTCCACACTGTCTTTTGACCAAGGCGCGGGTGCTGCGACCGCGTCCACATCAACAGCAGCCACCACCAACCCCAACACCGACGTCCCGGCGGCGATCGACACTTCCGGCTTGATCAACAACAACACCAGCAACGTCCCGACGATCACCGCCCCAGCCCCACCACCCGCGGCGACGCCGATCACTCCGACCTACACGCCACCTCCGGCTTACAACAATGGCCTGCGCGCGCTCGGCTTCTGAGTCTCAAATCATCGACTCTCTCTGGCAGCGCGTCGCACCGCACGTCTTCATCACGCGCGAGCAATTCCTGCGCTCGCTCGAAGGCTGGGAGATGGTGCGGGACGATGCCTTCGTCGCCTTCGTGCGCGGGCCCGAGTTCCACTACTCCGCGATCGAGCCCGGCAAATCCCTCTCTCGCCGCGCCATCCGCGCCTTTCTCGAAAAGATCATCGCTCGCGAAGGCTACGCCCTAACCCGCACGCCCCGCGACGACACCCGCCAGCAGCGCTTCAACGAACTCATCGGCTTCCGCGCCGCCGGCATCGACGAGTTCTTCATCCATTACCGAATCGAAAAGGTGAGATAAGCCCATGCCCATCATCGCAATTGCGGGCGCTGTTGTTGCTGGCGCTATCGCTGCGCCTGCTATCGGTGCACTGATCGGCGGTGCAACCCTGGCTGCAGCCGGCGGGCTCACCGCTGCACTCGAAATCACCGGAGCGGTTGGGGCGACGCTCGGCGCAGTCGGTGCTATCACCAAAGACAAAGGGCTCGAAACCGCCGGACTCATCATCGGGGGCATCGGCGGCGTCGGCGCGCTCGCGAACGAAGCTGGCGTCCTCGGCGACACCTCAAACCTCTTCGGTGCGCTCGATCAGATCCCAAGCAGCGTCGATATCACCGGCCCGGTCGAGGGCGCTGCTTCCGGCGGTGCTGCGGATTTTGCTGCCGGCGCAACCGGCACGCTCGCGGGCACGAGCGAAGACTACATCAACATGTTCACCCCACAGCCGAACTTTAACAACATCCCCGACAACGCCAGCGTCTCGATCGATGAAACCGGCAACGTCGTCGTAGCAACGCCGGACCAACCGATCGCGCAATCGCTCAGCGCGCAAGAAGGCATCACGCCGACCGACGCTGCTGCGAACCCTTCGGACCTCGCTGAACAAGCTGCAAAAGCTGCTGTGCAGCCCGGGAGCGCGACGACAGCCTCCGTGACGCCCGTCTCGGGTCCGACCGCGCCGCCAGCCGCTGCGCCGGCCCCCGGCGTCACCCCAATGCAGGCAGCCGGCGGCGGAGGCGCTGCTGCGCCTGCCCAAACACCCGGCGTTGCCACCGCCGCGCCGGCCGCTGCACCGCAGTCCACCGCCGACGCGAATCAAAGCTGGTTCGAGAAAAACATCATCGGCCACGGCAACCTCGACCCCAACGCGCCCACCGGCCTCAAGGGTCTTCTCCAGAGCCCCGGCGCGGCTTACGGCCTGATCCAAGTCGCTGGCAACGCCTTCTCCTCTCTCACCCCGGCCCAGGCCGCGAATCAACGCGCCCAAGCCAACCAAAACAACGCCGCCGCCTCCCTCGCCGTGCAGCAGCTCGCCAACATCCAATCTGGCATCCCGACCGCGCGTCTGGCGCCCGTCAAATCCGCGCCCGTGACCGGCTCACCCGCTGGGCTCTCACCGCCCGGACCCGTCAACCCGCTCGCAGGCGTCATCAACTCGAACACCGTAACCGGCGTGCCGGCTTAAGGAGCTTCCATGGCCAAAGGGCTGATCAATCAAAACGACGACGAAGACGACAGCGATGATGCTGCAGCGCAACCTGGCGCCGACGATACCGACACCGCCGACACCGACTCTAACCAAGAAGACTCCGGCGCAGGCACCATCCACGACCCGCTCCTCCTCCAATGCGAGAAGAAGATCGAATCCGAACTCACTCCCGAAAACCGCGTCAACTACCTCAAAATCGTCGTTGCTGGGATGCACACCGCGATGGATGGCGGCCACATCAGCATGATCGCGAAACTCCGCAACAGCCCCAATCCCATCCGCGACTGCGCCATCGGTGCCGTGACCCTCGTGCTCCTCCTGCGCAAGCAAGCGCGCGGCGTCATGCCTCTCAAAGCCATGGTCCCCGCTGGCATGACGCTCATGCTCAAAGCCCTCGACTTCGCCGAGCGCACCGGCATCGCTCGCGTCGATCAGCCTGCGCTCGTACAAGCGGTGCACATCTACACAACGCTCATCTTCCGCGCCTTTAAGATCTCCCCTCAAATGATCAAAACCGCCGCGATCAACATCCACAAAATCTCCCAAGACCCGGGGAAGATGCGCGCCATCGAACTCAAAGCCGGCACCCGCGCCTATGACGGTCCCGGCGCCGGCAACATGCCCAACATCAATGCCTCCGCAGGAGCTGCCTAATGGGTTTCAATCTCGGGAATGGGCTCGCAGCGCTTGGCCAATGGGCGGGCGAGGCTGGGCTGCAGGCGATCAAGGCTGATGCTGAAAAGCAGCAGACGATTCTGGCAAGCCAGCTCGCCGAGCAGCGGCAGGAAAAGCAGAACGAAGCTGAGGGTCTGCCTATCAAGCGCGAGACTATGCAGCTCGAACTTGATCGCGATAAAGCGTTTAGCGCTGAAGCAAAAGCTTCCCAACCCAGCATGATCCCCGGCGTGATCAACACCGACACGACCGCTGGCACCGCTGGCGCTGCCGGCACCGCTGCGCCACCAGCACCTACCTACAGCGACCCCTTTGCCGAACGCTATCTCCCCGGCAACGCAACCGCGGATCAAAAGCGCCTCTTTCGGCAGCTCGTTGGAACCAGCGGTCGCAAAGAAGCACTCGCCTACGCCGCCAAGCTCGCCGAACCTTACGACCTCCGCGAAAACACAGTACGCAAAGCCGGCGGTGTCACGCTCGACACAAACCCTGGACCGCAAGCCACACCAATCACCGACGCCGATCGCGCAGCCTTTGGCTTGCTCAAGTCCGATGTTGGCTACATGGAAAAAGGCAAGCCGACGATCCTGCGCCAGCCTGATTATGCCGTCTGGCTGGCTGGGCGCGAAGAAACTGCTCGCGCCAATGCCAGGCTCGCCGCTGACGCTGCGAACCCTAACCAAAAGCCCGACGCGGGTTATCGCTGGGACGCTACGCATACAAAACAAGAGTACATCCCTGGCGGCCCGGCCGACCCAACAACTGCGCGAACGCTCGCTGACTCGCGCCGCCCAACACCAGAGCAACAAGCGGCCGACACAACCGCGACCACGGGCGCTCGACTCGGCGTTGAGAACAAACCCGAGAATCAAAAACCCGAACCCGGCATGATGTGGAACGCCGCCCACACTGGGCAGGTGCCCATCCCAGGCGCTTCACACGACCCCAACACAATCCAAGCCGAGGCAACTGCCCGCGCCACCGGCACCGCTGCCGGCAGCCCTGATAAATTCGACAAACCTATCATGGTCGAAGCTGATGACGGCCAAGGCGGCAAGATGGATGTTCTTGCTGCGTGGAATCGCATAACTCATGATTGGGTCACAGCCGATAAAGCTGGCACATCTCTTACCGGCGTGAGGCTTCCTGAAGTCGTCCCCGGCGGCGGTCGCAGCTCAACCATCGTCAGCCGCATTCTCAACAGCGCCAAGGATTCAGTCACTTCTCTCGACAACCTCATGCATCTGCCGGCCAGAGCAGGCGGTGGCTATTTCGGCGCATTGGGTCAAACAACGAATCTCGCGGAGGTTGGGAAACGCTACTTCGCAGCAAAGGTCACAACACAAGAAGTGAAAGATGCGAACACCACCTTCATCGGCTTGGGTAAAGCGATCGCGACGCTCGATGCCTCCGGCGTTGGCATCAACAAAGATCTCATCGAACAGATGCAGGGACTTCGTGTGCTCGATACCGATAATCAGTACGACAAGATGCGCAAAATCGGCGAGATCAGACAGCTCTCTGATAATGCTCTCGAAAGTGCCATCGTGAGTCCCATGCTCACACGCGAGCAAAAGACCTACGCACAAGGTTTGCGCGACAAGATCGCGGCGTTAGTTCCTTGGTCGCCGAATGACGTCAGCGCCTTAGAGCAATCGCGTAATCCACAAGACACGCTCATGGACATGGCGAGAAAATCTGGCGTGGCTGGGAAGGCTGCTGCTCCTGCAGCAACACCGCCGCAAGCAGCTCCAAGGGCAGCCGCACCGCCTGCCGCCAACGGCTGGACCGTTCAACGAGTGCCGACACCCTAATGCCCCAATTTCTCATCACCGCGCCCGACGGCACGAAATACAATGTCACCGGACCTGAAGGAGCGACGGAGGAACAAGCCCTCGCTCAGGTCCAGGCGCAGCACACCGATGCCGCAGCCGCGGCACCAGCTGCAGCAGCCCCAGGCTCGCCGCCCGTCTCCAACGGCGTCAACCCGGACGGCTCGATCCCCGGCCGCGAGGGCAACCTCGACCCCGCTGAAGCCGGCGATTTCTGGGCCACGCACGAGGTTTCGCGCGGCGGCATCCCCGAGCACCTCGTCCTCCCGGCTCGCCCCGGCGACAGACCCGCCAACGACGACACCGGCTTTCTCGGCACCGCAGTCGATCGCTACCTCAAAGACGGCCAGCATTACGGGGCCTTCGACAGCGACGAGGCTGGCGCGAGATTCATGCAGAACGCGGCGACCCTCGCACATGGCCATGCCGGCGGCGATCTCGCCAATATCCGCGCCGGCCTACAAGAAGGTATGACCGGCTTGCTCGGGATGGTCACCGACCCGCTCGGCGGTGCCTCACACACGCTCAATCAAGCCTGGGGGCGCTACAATCCAGAAGGGGTGCCGGCGGACTCCACTGAGGAAAAGCTCTTCCGTGCTACGGGTGCCGGCCTCCCTGCCCTAGCCCTGCCCTCCGGCTCTGGCACCATCGCCGGCAAGATCATCGACAACGTCCTCGCCAGTGTCGGCGGCGAACTCAGCGCTGAATCCGTCCCTGATTTCCTCAAACCCATCGCGCGCATCCTCGGCGGGATCATCACCGGCAACACGCGCAACGCCCCTGCTGCTGCTCGCGCCGTTCCTGGCGTGATCAATGATGCCAAAGCCGCTGCCAGCCGCGCGACGACGCACGTCTTTGGTCCCATCACCCAAGCCCAGCGTGATCTCAGTGTCGGCGAGAAGCTGCAGAACACCGCCCGCGATCCCGATGAACTCCGCCGCACGCTCGGCGAAGGCTCGCAGCAAACCTCCGAAGGCTACGGCTACGATCCAGCGCTCCCGAACTCGAAACCCACCACCTTCCAGCTCACGGGCGACACTGGCATCGGTGAGCAACAGCGCGTCGTCGATAAGAACTTCGCTGCTGACGCTGCTGATCGCCGCGGTGCCCAAACCACCGCTCAGCGTGCTGCGCTCGGCAATATCCAGCCCGAGGGCAACCCGACCGATCTCGCTACCTACGTCAAAGATCAAGTCCGCTGGCTCGATCGGCAAACCGAACAAGACATCGCCGATGCAACTCGCGTCGGCCAGGAACGCACCGCTGCGCTCGGCGGCACCCGCACACCCGAGAATCAAGGCGCTGCCCTCCGCGCTCCGGCCCAGGCTGCCGCCAACGCTAGCCGCGAGCGCCGCAGTGCGCTTTGGAAAGCCATCGACCCTGACGGCACCCTTGTCGTCGCCGGCAACCCTGTCCGCGAGCAAGCGAACGCCATCCTCGCCGAGCACCCAACCTCAGCGCTCCCGATTTCTGGTGCCGAGAAACACGTCCTTGATTCCGCTTCTGCTTACGGCAACGCCGTCCCCTTCACCGAAATGACGGCACTGCGCAACACCGTCAACGAGGCTATGGCAGCAGAGCAGCTCGCCAATGGCCGCAGCACGCAATGGGGGCGGCTCAGTCTCATGCGCGGCGCGATCGAGCGGTCGATGAATAGCGCGATCGAGCATCAAGCCGCGACCATCGCCACGACCGCGACCCCGCAAGCGCGCGCGGCGTGGATCGATAACCTCGCAAACTGGCGCGACACCTGGGAAGGGAATCGGGCACCGCGATCGAGCCCGGTCCCGCAGCCCGCGCCGGCACCAGCTGCCCCTGCGCCCCCGGCACCTGAAAGCACCCCGATCAACGACGACATCCGCGATCGCTACTCCGCCGCACTGCAAGCCTCGACCGAACACGCGCGGACCTACACCGAAGGCCCCGTCGGCGAAATCCTCGCCTCCAGCGGCCGCCAAGGCGAATACAAGATCTCGAATGCTGGCGTGCCTGGCACCCTCTGGCACCAGGGCCCGACCGGCGCTGAGACCGTCACCGCCTATCGCCAAGCGGTCGGCGATGGGCAAGCGATGGTCGATCTCCAAGACGCCGCTGCTGCCTCGCTCAAGAACGCCGCCATGAAAGCCGACGGCACCCTCGACCCAGCGCGCACCACCGCTTGGATGCAGCAGCACAAAGAAGCCTTACGCGCCTTCCCAACGTTACAAGACCGCTTCCGCAACGCCGCCAGCGCCTCCGAAGCGATCGTCGAATCCACCGCTACGCGCCGCACCGTGCAAGACGCCGCCGAGGCCGGCATGCTCGGCAAGCTCACCGGGCTGCGCACCCCCGACGATGTCACCCGCGCCATCGGTGGGATCTTCGGTGCTCAAGACCGCGTCGGCCAGATGCGCGATCTCGTGCAGACTGCCTCTCGCGACCCAGCAGCGCTGCAAGGCTTGCGCAGAGCCGTCGCGGATTTCATCTCTCAAAAACTCGTCAGCAACACTGAAGCTGGCACCTCTGGCGTGACTCAAATCAAATCCGACTCCTTCCAAACCTTCGTGCGCCAGAACGACGCTGCTCTCCGTGAGGTGCTGACGCATGAACAAGTCGAAGGGCTGCATAGCATCGCGGATAATATCCAGCGCGGCCAACGCACGGTGAAGCTCCCTGGGCAGAGCAACACGCCGCAGGATTTTGCAGCCGAAGCCAAAGGTGGAATGAACAGTCTTCTCGGTGCCGCGCTGAAGGATATCGGGAGCATAGGTGCGGGTGCTGTCGGAGCACTTTCGCATGGCGTCGCGGGTTTCATGGGCGGTCTTGCTTCCGCCAAGATGTATCTCGCCTTCCGCGAAGCAAACATCACCAGGAGTAATGAGTTATTCCGCGATGCCATCCTCAATCCAGAGGTCGCGCACGAACTCTTGGTCAAGCTCCCACCGAAGCCTTCAGCTGCCTTCCAGGCTGCTCATGTCGCTCGCATGCGTGCAGCGCTCGGGCTGAATGTCATCCGAACCGGCGTCCCTGGTCTACTTGGAAGCGGTGCCGCTGTTAATGACGACACCGGGTATCAGGATCAGCCTTATGAGCCCGGGCTGATCAATCAATAATCGCGACCGCTCATCAGCGCTGCACAAAGAATAAAGCCCATTATAGCGCTCTCTAGCACTCCCCACAGCGTTTCCATCGTCCTCTCCTAATCATCTGTAGCCTCGACACCAGCGCTACCACACCCCCCTCCCGCGCTCGGAGCGCAATCTCATGGAATGGTTACTAATGGACCCCGTCGGGATCTCCCTCTTTGGCTTCGTCCGCAACATCCTTTACCTCCTCGTGATCTTTGCGATCCTCAATGTTGTCGTTGACCACATGTTTGTGCGCATGAATAACGAGATGGGGATCGCGCCGAATGACATCTGGGCAGAAATTCGCAAAAACAACCTTGCTGCTGGGGTGTATCTCGGCTGCCGGGTGGCTTCTGTGCTCATCGGCGGCAGCGTCATCGCCGCGGCTTTCATTCGATAGCCGCTACGACGAAGCGATTCAGTCAGCCGTCAAGCATTACTGGCTTGATTTCCCTGATTGGCTCTTCCTCAAAGCTCAGCTCGTGCAAGAGAGCAAGCTCGATCCCAACGCCCGCAGCGCTGCCGGCGCCGAAGGCATCGCGCAATTCATGCCGAAATCCTGGGCCGACATCACCCGGCAGCTCGGCTGGTCCGGCGTGTCCGCGAACCAAGCTGGTCCCGCCATCACCGCCGCGGCCTATTACATGATGAAGCTCCGCGCCGAGTGGCGGCGCAACCGCCCCATCCTTGAATCCCACCGCCTCGCCCAAGCCTCCTACAATGCCGGCCTCGGCTCGATCCTTGCCGCCCAGCGCCTGTGCCAAAACGCCGTCCTCTGGGAGACCGTGCAGCTCTGTCTTCCAGACGTCACAGGACTGCAAAATTCCAGTCAGACAGTGACCTACGTCACCCGTATCGCCTATTGGCGAACCATGTTAGAAAATTAACCATACGTGGCGGACGGGGGCTTTGGGACAGTTATGCCAATTCTGGCGATCTATCTGCTTGGCTCAGCCGCACTGCTGAGCATCGGCTTCGCCTCCGGCTGGCAGACCGAATCCTGGCGCCGCGACTCCGCCGAACTCACCGCGCAACAAAACGCCGTCGAACAAGCTCGCGCCCTGCAGATCGCCGACGACGCCGCGAATTTCGACGTCGGGCATCAGACCATCATCTACCGCGACCGCGTCACCGAGCGCACCATTACCCTCACGAGGCAGGTTCATGATTTCATCACGCCAAAGGCGATTGCTGCTTGCAGCCTTAGCCGCGGGATTATCGAGCTGCACAACGCCAACGCTACTAGCGCCTCCGCCGCCCTTCCCGAGCCCGCCAGCGGAGCTGTTGACGCCCCTTCCGGGGTTGGAATCGATACCTTTGTCGGCACCGTCGTCGCCAATTACGGAACCTGCGAAAAAGCCCTCAATGCCGTAAACGTGCAATGGCCTGCTTGGTTCAATAAAGCAAAAGCCGCTTATGACGCCTGGGCTGCGGCGGTCAGCCATGCCCAGAAGGCTCGCTAACGTGACCGTCTCTTCGATCGAACGCGACATCGGTAAGATCCTCGAAGCCCAAGAACAAGGCAAGATCGAACGCGGCGAGCTAAAGCGTTCGCTCGAACAAAACCTCAAATCCAACGCCGAATTCCGTGAAGCCATCGCCGGCATGCGGGCTGATTACATGATGATGAACGCCCGCATCCAAGATTTCACGCTACTCGCCTCGCGTGTGACCGTGATGGAAGCTCGCGTCGGCCGCATCGCAGAAGATCTCCACGTTCTCGAAGGCTTCATTCGGTTCGCGAAAACGACATCAGTGAAGTTTATCATCGCGATTCTGATCGGGCTGGCGTTTGGGGGCGCGGCTTTCAGCAAGCTGATCGATTTTTTTTTAAAAATTCCCTATCGCTGAGCGTGAGGGCACGCGCCATGGAGATCTTCGGCTTCATCCTGCTTTTCTTTGCTTGCGGCGGGGTGCTGATGCTGTGCGACGGAACTTACACCACCAGAGGAGGATGGTACGACGATGATTCGGAAGATTAAGAGCTATGGCTGGAAGCGCGATCTGCCGGATCAGCGCGATCGCATCGCGGCACCGTCGAAGCTCGTCCTCGTTCCGCCGCGGGTCGATCTGCGGCCAGCGATGCCGCCGCCGTATGACCAAGGCAGCCTCGGCTCTTGCACCGCCAACGCCATCGCGGGTGCCGTGCAGTACGAACGCATGCGCGAGAAATTCTCGCCCAACTTCATCCCGTCGCGCTTGTTCATTTATTACTGCGAACGGGCGCTCGAAGGTTCGATTCCATACGACTCCGGCGCCGCACTCCGCGATGGCATGAAGAGCATCACCAAATGGGGCGTGTGCCCCGAGACCGAACTCCCTTACGACGTCACGCAATTCACTGTAGCGCCCACGCCGCAGGACTACGCCGATGCTACCCAGTACCGCTCTGTCGCCTACCAGCGCTATCTCGGCGGACTCCCAGGCTTGCGGGCGTCGCTCGCAACCGGCGTGCCCTTTGTCTTCGGCTTCTCGGTTTATGAAAGTTTCGAATCCGACGAGGTCGCCCAAACCGGCGTCGTCCCGATGCCCTCGCCTTACGAGAGCATGATCGGCGGACACGCGGTGCTTGCAGTAGGCTATGACGACCCGTCGCAGCGCTTCATCGTGCGGAATTCTTGGGGAGCAAATTGGGGACAGGCGGGATATTTCACGATCCCTTATGCGTATGTAACGAACGCGAATCTCGCGAGTGATTTCTGGGCCATTGCGAGCACGACAGCATAAAGCTGTGCGTACTTTTTCAATGTCACAGCTTTGCGTATCTTGCGGTATTGCAGCTGTCACAGACTCGTAATAGCTCTTCGATCATCACACCAAGACGGAGAGCCGCACAAATGCCGCAAGTAGATTCCGTCTGTTACGAGATCTTCGTTTGGCTAACCTCCAGCGAAGGGCTTAGCGTCCGTTTAATTCCCAACAGAAAGGTTACTTTCATGAGCGCTCTACACATCGACATGCTCCGCACGCTGTCGCTGCAATTCAAAGACAGCCAAGGCCATCTCGTCTCCGGCGTAACGCCTGACTCGATGCCGCAATGGGCCTTCACCGATCCGACCTCGATTCAGAGCAGCGTCAGCGCCGATGGCTTGACCGTCGCTGAAACGCCGCTCAAGACCCCGGGGCAATCGGACGCCACTGTGACCGTCGTCGTCGGCGGCGTGACCTTCACCGCGACCGATCAGCAGCCGGTCATCGCGGGTAACATCGCGTCTGTCGCGATCGTCGAGACCGACGTCGCCAACCCGAACCCGCAGCCGGCACCTGCTGGCCAGCTGCGCCGTAGGTAATAGTCTAAAGAGCGCTTCTGCCTTCGCCTGTCCTTGAATCTCCTCCCTGGGGCAACAGCAAAAGGGCAAGCGCTACTAAGGGCCGGGGTGTCGATCACGCCCGATTGACTCCCCGGTCTTTCTCTCCTTGGGCGTAAGGATATTGACCATGACAGCTCAAACGGCTCACACGCATGTTCCGTTGCATCAGAAGCTCGGCGGCAAGCTGGGCGCGCAGGACTCGACTTCTGTGAATCAATTCGTGAAGATCTCGCGAGCTTATACTGACGCGATCGAAGCCGGCGAGATGACGATGCCGGAACATATTATCGAAATCCCGCTCGGCGGGGCGCGATATTTCCGCGGCTTTGTGATAGATGAGTCGCCAGCACGCTGAGCACCGACGTACTGGCAACAGGGAAGCGCCCTAGCGAAAGCTGGGGCGTTTTTCTTTATGCCGCATCCGGCGGCGGTGGTGGCGGAAATGACACCAACAGCTGCCACTCGTCATCATCAAGCATCTTCACTGGGTCGTATTCGTCGCCATTGATCGCCATCGGAACCCACCAAGGCGCATGCATGCTGTAACAAGGCGTCGCGGTATGGGTGTAGCCGCCGCGCCGAACGAGATATTTCGCATGCGGCTTTGGTTGCGCTTCAGAGACTTTGGTCCAGCTCATCAGCTCATCGCCCGTGCGCCTTCGCAAACGCCTTGTGCTTCGCCCGCAGATATGCCGCCCTGGCCACATCCTTCTCTATCCGCTCATGCCATTCCTTCACGTCGCGGTACGACAACATGATCTCTAGATCTATATTAAACGAATATTCCCGGCCGCATCTGATGCAGCGCATCAAGAAGCAATTCCCCGGCGCGAGGCGCTTGACGATCACTCGCCTATGCCAAGGCAGTATTATACAGCAGAAGAAATCGAGACAATGTTGCAACATCAGTAATTCCCCTCCGCTACCACAGATCCCTATTCCTGCGCTCACGCTTGCGCTGTTGCCGAAGCAGCCGGAACACATCGACGATCGCGCTGATGCCTAGAATGGCCACAGCAGCGAAGACAATCGAGAGAAAGATAAACCCATCCGTCATTGCTCACCTCCCATCGCTCGTTCCATCGCCCGTTCTCGCCCCAACAGCACGCAAACATGCGTGTTCTCTTCTAACAGCGCCTCATGCTTGGGCAGCTCCTCATGCAGGCACCGATCGCACACCAGCCCGAGATGCTGAAAACGGTTCCCGATCCTGATCTCGGTCGCATGCGCCTCGATCGGCTGCAGACAGAATTCGCAGGTCGGGATGTAGCTCATTCAGCAACCACCCTCGGCAGCACCCTCGGAGGCTCAGTCTCGACTCGCGCCAGCACAGCATGAATGAGCCGCTGAATCAGCCCTACGTTCTCTTGCTCCTCAATCAGCACCAAAATCGCCCGCAGCGCGGCATCCATAATCGGCAGCGCGGTGATCGCCATCGCGATCCCGCCGGCTCTTTCTGGCTCAATCTGATCGAGCCGATTGACACAGGCGACCTCGGCACCGCGCCAGGTCACTAGATACGCTAATTGATGCGCCATCCGGCAATTCCAATCGCCGCCCGGCGGCGTCGCAGCGATGCAGAGAATCGGATCAGCTTGATACGGCCGGCGGTTTTCGGCTTCGCAAAAAGCCCGCCGAATCTCGCTCGCGTTATTAAGGTCATCGTCGTTGCTCAATTCATCCCCCCTCGTTCGAGATTCACTCTCAGAATCTCCAGCAGCAGTTCCTTAACCTCCTCGATGCATTCTTTCGCTTGCGCGAAATTATCAACGCTGCAGTAGATCTCAGCGCCCAACAAATTCACCACCGCTGACATGCGGCTGTTCCAATCCAGCTCCGAGAGCTCAAGCACTGCGGTAAGCCGCTGATGGAGATCTCTCTCAGGAAGGGTGAGGGCTCTTTTATCTTCTAGCTCCACCATCAGCGAAACCCCTCGATGAAGCGCATCGCTGCTTGCTCGTCGCGATTCGCTGCAATCAACAACCCCAGCGGTGCCATCTTCTCGCTGATGCCCTTTAACTCCGGATGCTTGTTGAGATCGCCTAACATCGATGCGATCGCTTCAATAACCGCACCGCGCGCGAGATATTCGTTTGCTTGTTGCTTGCACCACGCCAAATGCTCATCGTGTGTTCTTGTGGTCATTACTTACCCCTAAGAGATTAACCGCCCTGCGCGCCGCGTCGAATTTCCCTTTTCGCACCTCGCCGGCATCGCAATATTCCTCCGCCTCGATCAGATTCTTCAGCAGCCGCCCGAGATACATATTCTCCATGATCAGCCGTTCGATCTCGCAAGCGGCTTCGCTGCGCTCCATCAGCATGCGCCGGAGCTGCTTGGCAGTTTCTACCGTCGGACGCAGCTCGGTCGGCGAGATCATGATCATGAGAGGCTCGTTCAGCCGTGCGAGGAGATTGGTCATCAGCGCGCCCTAGCTCGGATGCGCGCTTGCCAAACGAATAAATAGATCAACACAGCGATGTTAAAACCGCGCAGAGCGAAGGTGATCAGATCATCGTTCGCCGCGTCGCTGTAAAGAAGCCTCGCATCAACGAGAAGCATCACCACAAGACAGACCTGCATCACATAGGTCAGCACACGAACCGTGCGAAGAGAAAAAGGCCAGAGTTGCATCGCTGCTTTTCACTCCCTCGGGCTGCCGTCAGGATGGCGCGTGATGCAGACATTCGCCCACATTGCGTTGCTCCGATGCGCCCGAATCACGAACGTCTTATCGGGCCCGTCCGGCAGCTCCGACTCCAGCACATCATTATAAGCCCGCGCGGCGCGGCGGACCCTTTCCATCCTCTCGATCTGAGGCTGCGTCGGCTTGAGATATTCGAACGTCGAAGAATGCATCATTAGTGTTTCTCCTTCTCTGCTACACCGAAGCCATGCGCCGCCCGGAATGAATCAGCAAACGCTTCTAGCTCCGTATGAACGGAATCCAGCATCTTCAAATCTGCCGGCGTCGCTTCTTCGTCGTCGTGATCCAGCAGCTCAAGCAATGCGAAAATATGCTGCGCGCCGGCAAAATACGCTACGCGCCATGCGGCCATTTGCTGACTCGTCGCATTGCGCGGGAGGCTAATGATGCACAGCGCCACGAACCCGGCTTCGACGAATTTTCCTTTCTCGACGAACTTTTTCGAGATCGCTGCAGCGGCCTCGGAAAGATCCTTGCGCGTGGCGTCTTTCGGATCCTTACCTTGCGCGGTGAAGAACTCGTCGATGATCGAGTGCAGGGTCTCGAACGGCGGCGGAGGGGCTTTACCAAACATTACGACCTCGATCCTTTGCTTATTTTGCTCATGGCCTTCATGAATTTCTTAATCGCCGCTGGGGCGTCCTCCAACTCCTCGGCCGTCGGGGCTCGAAGCGTGAGATCCTCATTAATAATCAACACGCTCATGCACCCGCCGCAGATCGAATAATCACCCCCTCTCGGGCCGCGCTGGGGGGTCCTGTCTTCATCATCAACATCATCAACATCATCAACATCATCAAAAAGCCCCGACATTGCGTCGAGCTTCTTATGACACAGCGGGCACCTGCATTCCGGCGTGCGCGTGACGGTCAAAACCAGCTCTCCACGACATGCGGCGGGTCGCCAGGTTGATGTCGCAGGCAGAACAGCCCAGGCGGCACGATCTCGCGCAGTTTCTCGGCGCTATCCGCATACCATGCCAGCCGATCGATCTGGATAGTCCCATCCTTCATCGGCCATTGGCAGCGCAGCACATAACCTTGCGGGAAATCCTTCGGGCGTTCGTAAATCACCCAGACAGCGAACGCTGCGCCTTCAGGCAACGGACGGTGGCTCGGCGAGCTTTCCTCGATCCTCATGCTGGCCCCCGCCCTTGGTTCCCTAAACGCTAGCAGCGTCAATGACATGTGGTAACTTGACCATACGCTTGGATAACCTATTGTCAATGGTCGAAGCGATTCATCCACAGGGAGAACACACATGATCGACGACAACCCAACCAGTGCCGGCGAGACCTATCTCGGGGATGGGCTTTACGCCTCTTTCGATGGCTGGCACATTGTGCTGCGGGCGCCGCGAGAAGGCGGCGATCATTGGGTCGGATTGGAACCGGCGGTGTTCCGTGAACTGATGCGTTATCAAGAAGAGCTGCTGGTGAAAATCAGAGCGTTCGAGATGAAACAGGCGCAGGAGAAATACGAGCCGTTCGCTGCGCAAGACGAGAAGCCGGAGGACACTTGAAGCCGAACCCGAATCTAAAACTCCTTGTCATCGGCCATGCTCGGCACGGCAAAGACACGGTCGCTGATATGATGTGTCAGCAGTACGGGCTCCGCGCTGTGTCGAGCAGCTGGTTTCTGGCAGAGCGCGTCGTACAGCCTTTCCTCGCTAATAAGGGCATTACCTACGCCAGCATCGATCAGTGCTTCGCCGACCGCGCCAACCGCCGCGCCGATTGGTATGACGCAGTCAAAGCATTCAATAATCCTGATTTGACCGCGCTCGGGCGAGCGATCTGGGCCGAGAACGACATCTATATCGGGCTGCGGAACCGCGCCGAGCTGCATGCCAATCGCAACGCTGCGACGTTTGACATCGCGATCTGGGTCGATCGCAGCGACCATCTCCCGCCGGAGGATCGCAGCTCAATGACGCTCGAACCGTGGATGGCGGATTTCGTGCTCGACAACAACCGCGGGATCGAGGATCTGCGCGGCGGTCTGCAGGCGTTGATGTGGACGCTGGGCTATGTCGGCAGCAAGCCGGACGAGAAGCAGGCGGCGTGAGCGCCAGCACTAACGCTGCTGCGATCTCTGAAACGATCAAAGCCAGCGAAGACATGCTTGCTACGCTGCGTGAATTCGGGCTTCTTACAGAAGACGAGTGCTGCTTGTGTTTCCGAATCCTCTCGCGCGGAGGACACATGGGGGACTGCCCAATCAAAGGGCTAGAGCAAGCGGTTCAGGATCTCAGACACATCATTTCTTCAACGCCTCCATGACCTTGTCGAATTTCTCTCGCGGCTTCTCGGTGATCATCGCGATGACCTGCGCGCGAACATCGTCAGCGAAATCCTCGATCTCGGCGTTGAGCTTCTTCGCCTCTTCCTGCGGCACCCGAAAAGTGAAATCTGCGAAGGTGCTGTCGAACGCATCATCGGCATCACGCATGTAAAGCGGATGCGCTGTGAGCATCGCATTCTGCGTCGCGTACTCGCGCCGGTTTCCGCCGCCGGTCCGCGTGTGCACCGTCAGCTCGGTGAAATCCGCATTGATCCAGACGTCGCGAAACCGCGGGATGGTCTCGCGTGGGAGATTGATCGCAGCGAGGAGTCGATCGGTGGCGGGATTCATTCCGCACATAGCGTTGTAGAGACTCATTTCACCTTCCCCGTCTTGCTCCGTGCTTCGCGGGCATTTATGCACAGTTTCCTGCGCGATGAAAACTGCAGTCCTACAATAGGGCTGTTAATATCCTAGGGGGAGCAGGGGAGCGAGCCTTGTACAAGAAACGGCAAGGATTCTGGACAGAAGAAGAAGATGCGATCTTATTGGAATGCTTCGGGAAAATGCCCTGCAAGCAGCTGGCGCTCAAATTACCCAACCGCACTCTCAGCGCGATCAATAACCGCGCCACGTATCTTGAGCTGCACAAGCCCTGGCCTAAGAGCATCGCGAAACTGCGATATGAAGAGCGAATCAGGCGCGCGGCAGAGAGGGCTGGGTTGAGATTCATCGATGTGATGCACGCCCGAGATCGTGAACATACTGCTATACGACAAGCGGTATGGCGAAGGCTTTACAGAGAAGGCCATCGAGTTGTGACGATCGCCCGCGCAGCTGGGAAAGATCATTCGACAGTGAGCGAAGCGGTGGGGAACGTGAAGCGTCGAGATAGAGAAAAGCTAAGCGCGGGGCTGGGCGATGGACGAACGTGATCTCCGCATGACGCTGGCGCTGATCGAGCGGCATATCAAGCGCTGGCGCAAGCTGGGAGACGAGGCACAGAAGATGCTGGATGTGGCGCAGATGCATCAATGCCGGACGGCTGAAGGCGCGCTGGATGCTGTTGGTCAAGAGCTGCTGATACAACATGGCTTTGTAAAGGACGAGGAGCAGAATGGTTGAATTCGCGAAATGCACTGACCCGAATTGCGAGCACAAGGGCCGGCATGCGCACCCTGTCCGCCTGCCGCTCAAAGCCTCCGGCTGGGCTGTGCGGAACACGCACGAGATCTTCATGCGTACAGTCGGCCCAACAGAGATCAGCGCCATGGTGAACTGGCTTTGGATCGAGGGGGTGAGGGTGCGGGCTGGCGTACCAGACGACACCGTGCGGGAACTCTTTAAGCGATATGCTGGCGGCGGTGTGGCGCTGGTAGAAGTGACTGTTCGATCGGATGGATGAAGAAAATGGCCCTGCATGAGCAAGCCGTCGGTGCCTCCGACGAATGGTATACGCCCAGCTACATCTTCTCTTCGCTCGGGGTCCGCTTCGACATGGACGTCGCCAGCCCCGGCCGCGACAAAACCCCTTGGATACCCGCCGCCCAGTTCCTCACCGCTGACAGCCTCGATCAGCCCTGGCATGGGTTGGTCTGGATGAACCCTCCCTTCGGCGGCCGAAATGGGCTGGTGCCGTGGCTGAAGCGCTTCGTGGCACATGGTAATGGGATATGCCTGGTGCCCGATCGGACGTCGGCGCCCTGGTGGCAGGAATACGCGCCGAAAATGGATCTGATTCTGTTCGTGAAATATAAGATCAAATTCATCGGCGATGATGGCGAGCCTGGGAAATCCCCTGCGCAGGGGACGTGTCTGATGGCGATCGGCTGGCAAGGCCGGCAGGCGCTGGCGAACGCGGCGGAGAAGTGTGATTTAGGGTTTTTGATGCAGGCGGCGAGGTGAGGCGATGACGGAGATACCTTGGTGGTGGATAGCGCTGATGATGACCTATTTCGTCGGCATGAATCTGCCCTTTCTGCTCTTCCTAAAATGAAGCAGATCTTCGTGCTCGTCATCAATCACGGCTACGAAGGCCGCTCGCCGCCGATTCAGGCATTCGTCGAAGAGCACGAGGCGCGGGCGGCGCTAGCGCTGCTGAAAAACAGCTTCAATCGTTGGGAGATCTTCGCTGTGCCGATCTGGCCGGAGGACGCGAATAACGATAATTCAGATTCGGTTATGCCGCTAAAGTAAGCGGCGGCGCTCGCCCTGCGGTTTCTTCCCAGACTCTGCGAAATTCTCCTGTCAGCGCCTCAACATCGGGCGTCAGCTTAATTTCTTTCAGACCGCCCCAATTCCTGCCCACCTTCAGCCCAACGCCCAGCGTAAAAGGCTCGCCGTAGTCCAGCGTCGGCGACATGTAATCGAGCCCGAATTTAATCGCGAATCGTGCCATCGCTGCAAAATCGAGACTCAGATATTGAAACAACAGCGAATCATGCACCTGGGCGAGCTTTTCAGCCGGCGCGAAATCCGCTGAATCATCTTCCATCATCAAATGCATCGCCCGCCCAGTAACATCGAACACCGTGCTCTGCGGCACGAATGACGTCGCTTCGCGAAAGGTGTCATCGTCCAGCGCCCCACTGAAATACACCGTTCGGCCGAAGCAGTTCTTCATCGTCCGTGTGTCGCGGATTTGCTTGTCGATTCTGTCGTACCAACATAAATTCCCGCGCGCCGAAACCGCGAGCCCCGGATAGGCTTTTTTGCGGTACAGATCGATGACCTGCTTCGCTTCGCGTTCAGGGATCTCGTTCTTCAGCGAATAGGTCTTGTATTGCAGCCGGTAGTTCAGCCCATGATTGGCCTTCTTCGCGGCTTGGCGGATCGAGAAGGTGCGCGGGAACCAGGGCGCTGCGAGGATCTCGGGGAAATGCTCGCGCCGCATCCGAGCGATGCCGTCTTGGTCCATGCGCTCGCCCGAGTCGACCAGCTTCGCGAGCATTTTGTCTTCGGCTTTAATGAGATCTTCCGAGAGGCCGGTGAGGCGCGCGCCGGTCACGGGATGTGGCGATTTCCCAGCGCGGAAGACGGCTATCATGTTCGGCTCGCGCGCGACGAAAGCGGTAACGAACCAGTCAGCTCCAGCGAGGTCGAACTCAAGCAGCATTTGCTTTACCGCCTATGCCATAAAACATGCCGCCGCGCTCCTTAATATGGGCCCGATATGCGCGCTTAAGGTTTTCGAGATCTTCCTTGCGATTCAGCGCCTCACACACCCACTCCGCCTCGCGCACCTGCTTAAACCACATAACCTCAATCATCTGCCGCCGATCGACCACGCACCATTCGACCGACGTCGCATACATCCGGCTGTCATCGCGATCGATTCTAAATCTCTGATGCGGCATCAGCGTAATCGTTCACTTGCAACGGTCGATGATGAGTCTGACAGTCTGATAAAAGAACACGCCCATCATGAAGCCAAGCCAAAACCACAGGCCGGCATAGGTTTCCGAGGTCAATTCAAGCATCGGCGTAATCGCTCTCCATGAAGGTGCGCACGTCGTAGGGAAGATTTTGTAAATTCCCGCCCGTGTCGAACACGGTTTGGCTGCTGCTCAACCGCCCCGTCCAGGTGCCGCGCGGATTCCACGAACACCGCACCCGGCCGTCGGCGTCGAAATTAATATCCAAATACCGCGTCAGCAGCGTGTTGAGGGTGCGGTAGTCTTGCAGGAGCTTCGCCTCGTGCAGCCCATCGCGCCGGATGATGCGGGAAAGCGCGAGGTCATCACACGTCTGGGCGCCAGAATCCCCGATATACGGCCGGAGCTTCTTTTCTTCGTAAAAATACGCACAGAGCTGCTTCTGCGAATTGATATTGATAGCCCCGCTCGCCGCCACAGCGCGCTTTTCAGCAGCGGTTTTCGGCGCCCGATTAATGATCGGCCGGCCGAAGCTCTCCGCCATGCGCGCCATCAGCGCGGCGATCTTTTCTTGCGTATCGTGCTTGGTTTTAAGCAACGCGGGCGAGTTCACACGCAACCCGCGCACCATCATCCAGATCAGTGAGGGCACGAGATTCATTGTCATGTCATAGGTGCTGCGATACCCCTTTTCGTCCAGCTCGCGATCGAGCTTCTGCCAGCTCTCCAGCGACACGACAGAGTCTTTCGCGCAATAAAGCCACCGCCGCTTGAAATCATCAATTCCGACGGAGTCATGCAGCTCGCCATCATCTTTGTAATAGGGCTCGCGGGTGTAGAGCGAGCTGATGAGGCCGAGGGATTTCTTGAGGAAGGGATTCATGACGCTGAACGCGACCATGCAGTCGGCGATCGGCCCGGCGGGAAGAATCCTGTTCAGCTGCAGCAGCACTGCCAGGTCGAAGGCGATGTTTTGATTGATTTTCGTGATGTGCGGCGCGGCGATCAGCGCCGCGTATCCTTGCCAGATCTGGCGCTCTTCGTCTGCCGTCCAACGATGATCGAAGCCCACGTCTAGCAGCGGGATGGTGATGGCTTCAGTTGGGGAAAGCGCGATCGAGAAGCAATCAACGCTGCCGTTCAGCAGCTCTATGTCCGTGTTGATGGCTGGCGCGTCGAGGGCACGTCGTAAGAAGGACATGCACTCGTCGAATGATGGATCGATCCGCAGTTCGCGCACATCATATCGAATGGCTGGCTCGACGCTCTCCGCTTTGACTCGCTTAAAGTCGGCAGCAATGATGTAGCGCGCTTCATAGGCGCCTTGGAGCGCATAGCTCGGGTGGAAGCTCGCGACGACTTTCCTTTTCCTTTCCCCATCGCTCCCTTCGATAATGCTCCCCCGCCATTTGCTAATAGAGCGGACATCGACAAAGCGATGCAGAGCAGGTGCCCCGAGAGTGCAGATAACATTCGCTGCGCACCGTGCAATGCGTTCTCTGCATCCGCGCGAAGCCTCGAATCCAGCTTCGGTGAAGCCTTTCTTCGCGGTCCAGAGGAGGACGTCGTTTTGCGAGAAGATCTTGCTGGCGTCTTTTTTGGGCTTTTTGACTTCGGTTTCGAAGACGTTCGTGATGTAGCAGTCGGCACGGCGGATTTGCCCCGCTTGCAGGAGTTGGTTGAGAAGATGGCCGGATGGTCCGACGAAGGGCTGGTCAGAGCGGATTTCGGTGTAGCTTGGGGCTTCGCCGACAATGGCAATGCGAGCGGTGGCTGGGTCGCCTTCCTCAAACGCCGACGTCATTCGAGATCAGCTTCATGCGTGATTGCGGTGAAGTTCGGATCGAAGTCGACCTCGATTTGATAAGCCCCAGCAAACTCCTCCGGCTCTAAGATCACAAGGACGTCTCCGCTTTTAGCGAACATCTCATAATCCTCATTATTTGCCGATTTCGCGATTTCCTCGGCGATACCACAGCCGTCGGAGAATCTTGTATCGATGTAGGTCTCTCGGCGTGGCAACGTTCCCATCTCGGTCATTTTCGCGACCGCCGCTTTGTTGAACCATTCGCGCCAGACAATTTTGGTCGGTTGGGGCATCAACCACGAGCCCGCAGCAGCGGCTCAGGCTGGATCTCAGCGCTCGGCTCAATCGTCATGCGCAGCAGCTCGGCCGCCCGCCGGAACGCTGCCGCTTGGTCCCTGCGCCGCTGAATGACGTTGACGTTATGCGTCCGCAGCGAGGTCCGGACATAATCCGCCGCAACGCTCTCGAAATGCGCCACGACAGCTTCGAGATCCTGATGCGTGTAGGTCTTCATGTCATGTCTTCTCCCCGATGTTGCGCACGTTCGAGCCCCAGCCTTTGAGGCTGCGGTACTCGATCGGGCGATTCGCCTTTTCGGCGGCGGCGATCCCCAGCCGCATGCCATTGCTGATGCCGCGATCCTGATAGACGGCGGTAAGGGTGGCGTGCAGACTCCACATGAAGCCGGCGGTCATGCCGAGTTCGCGCTCCATGGAATCATCATCGTGCAGCACGCCGGTATAGAGGATGTGAGAAGCGAACGGCGCTTCGCCGCGCATAAGGCTGTCACGAATGCAGGCGCGGGCATATTCGAGATTCAGCTTCACAGCACCTGCGAACGGACTTTCCACTACAACAAGCTTCATCGGCTCTGCCTCACGCCTTCCCCTTGCTCGCCATCATCTCATCCACAACCTCGCGGTTCCCTTGCTCGATATTCTGTTTAACGATCTCCATGGCGCGGTCGGGCGTCATGCTGCGGTGGTCTTGGAGCGCGAGGATCTGCCCGACGAGATGCGAGCCCAGCGCGAGCATTTCGACGGCTGAGAGCTTGCCGGCGTACTCATTCAACAGCCTTACAGCGTCGTTGCGAAAGGCTTGCTGATCGATGGTTGGCTTGTGCAAAGAGGTCTTCAGCGTCATAGCGGGCACTCCTCAACCACATCGTAGTCGTAAGGAATCAGCCCGCTACTCGCGCGATACACGCCATTCGGCCACCAGGCGCACAGCCCGCCGCCCTCGCGAAACACCCCTACCAGCACAGGTTCGAGAGTCTTGCCGTCCAGCGAGATCGCGTTGCGCTTCAGCGTGACCCGGACAACGTCGCCATTGCGCAGCTTGTAGGCTTTGCCGACCTCCGGCGCGACAGTGCTAACCTGCGCGCTGGGCGTGGCGCGAAAGGTATGCGGATCAGGTGTCGCCAGCTCGGGCTGAGCGACCGCGGCGGCGATTAGAGTCAGCCGGTCGGCACGGGCGGCGCGGAGAGCAGCACGGCGTTCAGAGCGTTTTTCATTCGACGACGGCATTTTTGTCTTTCTTCTTTCGCGGGGCTCTGGGCTTCTTTTCTTTCGGCACTTTGGGCGGCTTGGGCGGCTTGGGCGGCTTGGGCGGCTTCGCGATCTTCGGCGCCTTCACCTTCTTGACCTTCATTTTCGCTCTTGCCTGCAACCTCGTCTCGCGAAGCCCCTCCACCAGCGCCAGCGCAGCCTCGTCGCTCATCTCATGCAGGCCATGCGGCTGGCAGAGCTTAGCGAGCTTCTGTGACGCGATGGAGGAGATCTTCGGGTTGTTCACAGCTTTGCTGGCGGCTTGTTGTAAACCGACACCTTGATCGACGCATCCGGCCCGCGCATCTCGCGGCACCAATCGGCGAAGCTCTGGCTCGGCGGGCAGAAGCCTTTGATGTATTGCTCTTCGTTATGACTCTTGATGCCCCGCAGCATGACAGGCGCGCAGGTCGGGCAGTAGGCATAGCTCCCGAAAATAAACCCGCCGGTCTCGGTGCGCTCGGTCCAATCCCAGCTACAGCCGTCGCAGAACACATTCCGCCCGATCGGGACGGCGACATTGATGTTCTCGAACGCCTGATCCCAGATCTTCGTCAGTTTATCTTTATCGCTGTCATCGCTGCTCATCGTGCTCTCCCAAGCGGGTGGAAGAAGAGCCTATCGTCCCGAGCCGGCGCTGGGCGGGGATGCCACGCCGAAGGTCAAATAAGCCCTTCTTCCTTATTGTAGCACCTCAGCTTAGCGTTTCGGCAACCTCATTCGATTGACAGTTTCGTTCGCGCTCATGCCGGCCTTTTGCTCCAGCCACACATTGGCGCTCTTGCCGGCGAGGATCTGCGGGATCTCTGCTTCATTAACAATGCTGAGCGTTTTGGCTTCGTCGTCTTTGTCGATCTGGATCTCGTTCGACACTCCGAAGAGCGCAAAGAATCTGCTGAAATCGCGACAGATGCGGCGGTAATTATCATCGCCGCCTTCTTTGAGCGGGAAATTCAGCCCATCGCTGAGATAGGCGTAATCGCCTCCTTCGATGATGGCACCGAATTTAAGCCGCTGCCGTAAGCCGTCTTTGGTGTCTGTGACCTCGGCTTTTTGAATGCGCACGCTGTATTCGCCTTCGGGTGCCGGGACGTCTTCATAATCGGCGCCCAATTCTTCGGCAGTGATAATAGACATGATGTGATTCTCCTACAAATGCACTTGTTGATTGCGATGGAGGCTAGGTGGCTAGCTAGGCAGTGATCTTCGCCGCAGCGGCGGTAGTAGGCGGCGGCGGAGGCTTGCTCGGTGCTGCGGGCGCTGGCTTCTTGCCGCTCATAAGAAGCGCACCGATGCCGTGCTTTTCTGGATTGACGAATCGCCCCGCGGCATCAACTGGGATGGTGACGTTTTCGAACTCTTTAAGATTCGGAATGGTGGTGCGGAGCTCGCGCAGACCGCGTGAATCGGGTTTGGTCCGAATCACGAAATCCTTGCTTGCTTCGCCGTTATGCTCGCACTGCCAGATGTTGGTGCAGCCGAGCGGGATGAGAGTGCGAGATTGGCCGGGCAGGTTCGCTTGCACCGTGATGATCTTCGTCTTCTCGTTTTGGTATTCCGACAAATGCCCGGTGAAAAATAGATTGACTTTGAGCGCCTGCATCGAAAGCACGATGCGCCGGAGCGAATCACCCACGACACGGTAATCGCCCATGTCCGGCGGTTCGCCGTTGCGCTTATCGAGAAACATCTGGCGCTCGATCATCGCCGATACCATGAAGGTGAAGGAATCGATGCAGACCCAGTCGTACTGCTGGAAGAACCCGGATTTACGCCGCTCGCCGTAATCATGCCGCCAGCGTTCGAAGGTCTTGGGCTCTTTACTCCCCTTGCGATCGTTCAGCGAGTTTTGATTGAACCCCTTGAGCGCGATTTCGAGTTCGTCTTCCTGCGGGATGAAATCGAGATAATCGATTCCCTTATACCCGCGCAGAGTCTCCATCGCGTTGGGCTCCCAGACATAGACGAATTTCTTCCCTGGGAGGGTGACGATTTGTGCCGTTTTGCCGCCTCCTGTGCGGCCAAGCACGAAGATGGTTTGTGCTTTGGATTCGATGAGTTCAGCGGATTTCACCTCGTCCATGAATCACCGATTCTGGCGTTGAGCTGGGATGGGAAGCATGAGATCGCGAATGCGGCCGGCGAGGGCATGGCAAGCATCGCGCTTGGCCTCGGCTTGGATCTGCGGCGTGGTAATGCGGCCGTTCGCGGCCGAACAGAGGCGCAGCGACATGCCACGCCAGAGATCGGCTTCGTGTTCACAGAGCGTTGAGCAGAGCCCGATGATCTCGTTGAAGCGGGCCCGGCGCATCTCGTCGGCGTCGTCGGTGATTTGGGCAGCGTGGACGTCGTTGGTTTCGTTAGGAACAGGATAGGAATAGGAACGATCGAAGTCGCTTTTGGCGGCGTTGGTATTGGCGTTGACATTGCCGCCGCCGCCGCCGGCTAGAACGCGCTGTCTCGCGCTCTCTACTGTTTTCTCTCGAATCTCATCTTGCTCATCGAGCCATTTCTTTGAATCACCCATGTCAGTCAGACTCCTAAAATCCAATGTCGCAGCGCCATGATCAGAAGCGCGACCGCGATGAAGACCATGAACGCGAGGAATTCGTGGAAGAGGTTCACTTGAACACACGCCCAAGGATGTAGCCGATCAGCAACGTAATCCCGGCGTTGAGCGCGTTGGCTTTGAACCAAGTCGTGAAGGTGTCGAAGCGATCGCGCCACGGCTTCCAGGGGTCGGTTGGCGGTGCCGGCGGGACGTGATCCGGCGGCGGCTTCGGTGCTTGCCAGTCTGTAGCCAAGTTCATTTCTCCTTTTGAAGCACAAACCGCTGGCAACCCAGCTCGCGAAAGCTGGGCGCTTCAGCAGATGCGAAAGAATTAATGGCTGTCCTGAATTGCTCGCGCGTACAGATCATCAGGCGAGAGAGCGTTCGCTTCCGCGAAGCTGACGGTGTTGACGATGTCGAATTTCGCGCCGGTTAGATGGCTGTCGAGATCGTTCAAATAAGCCGCAGCGCCTTTATCATCACCGACCTGCAGGAATAACATCCGGATGTGCGAAGCATCAGGGATGCGCGAAACAGCGCTGCGGATGACGTTCGCCACGGCGTTCTTGTCGTCGGGCTCGCCGTCAGTGATGACGAAAATCACCGCCTTCTTGCTGCCAGAGAACTTTTTATCAAACGCGGCATAAAGCGCCTTGTCCAAAGGTGTCGAGCCGCCAGGAGATTGGTTTGTGAAGAGTTGCGTCACGGCGTCCATCTTGACCCCATCAGCGATGTCGCGTTTCGGGTTGAAGCTGCCGCCGAAACTAATCAGCGTGATCCCGTCATCATCAACAGTCTGCGCCAGGCCGGCGATGCCGAGAGTGATTTCCTTCGCCTGCTCCCAACGCGAAGAGAAGCCCTTCGCTTCTAACGACATCGAACCCGATCGATCGACGCATACGATGGAATCATATTCTGTCAAAACTGCCCGTTCCATGAAGTTGAAACTCCCCTTGGGTTTGATTGGTGTATGTCTAAGTAAGGCGGGGAGGTTAACCATGATTTATTGAGCAGCGCAAGAATAGCTGTAGTGATGTAGAGCGCTATAGTGTTGATAACTCTACATCACCCCAGCATTTGTGCGTGTTAGTTATTCACACAATGAATCACAGCGCGACGATGACGCGCTCTTCGGCGCGAGTGAGCGCGGTGTAAAGCAGCCGCGCGTAGAGATCCTTATCCCAAAACCCGTAATCCGGCACGACCAGCACATCCTTGAACTGCGAGCCCTGACTCTTATGAATCGTAATCGCATACGCATAATCGAACTCATTCGCGGTGCGGCGATGGCTGAGCGCCCAGGATTTCACGATCTCCGGCCGCGTGAAGCATTCCCGATGCACCGTGATCGGATGATCCCATTCCTGCACGGGAATCTGTATATAAGGCTCTTTCTCGTCATTGATGGTATCGGCGATGGTCTGCACTACCATGCCGTTTAGCAACCCTTGCGGACGATTGTTGCGCAGGCAGATCAGCCGTTCGTCTTTGCGCGGGAATTCATGCTCGGCCAAGCCCCGTAAAATCCGCACCTCGTGATTCAGCTTCACCCGCGCTTTATTGCTGCCGCAGAGGATCTGCTCGACTCCCAGCGCCTCCTCCTTGCCGATCGCCTTGCGCGAGATGACGCGGCTGGCGCCGTAAATCCCCAGCTTCAGACGCCTGCCCTCGCGCGCCTGCATGGCAAGGCGGATAACAGGAGATTCCAGCGCCTGCCGATGGATCTCGGTAAGTGTGAAATCCGGGTGTTGGTCGAAATACCCGGTGCCCTTAACCGGCGGAAGCTGCCCAGGATCGCCAAGCACCAGAATCGGGAACCCGAAGCTGATGAGATCCCTGGCGAGCTTCTCATCGACCATCGAGCATTCGTCGAGGAGAATCAGGCCGCCGTGAGGTGGCTCGTCCTCATCGTCTTCGTCGTCATCGCCAATATCGACGCTCTGGCCTAAGATCTTCATGACATCGGCGGTTTCGTCGTAGGACGCAGGAAAGGCCCGGCGACGCGAGCGCAGAACGTCGAACTCCGGCCGGCGGAGCTTTTCGAGCTTGCGCAAGATTGTGTCGATCTTAGGTGAGTCTGGATCATTCTTTTCCAGCTCGATCAGCTCGCGCTGAAGCATGTCGGCGGCTTCATTGGATTCACTCGGCGGTTGATAAATCCGGCTGTGAATCGTCGTCGCTGGCAGCCCCTTGCGGGTAAGGACAGAGGCCGCCTTGCCGCTAAAAGCCATGGCGTAGACAGGTTCGTCATATTGTGCCGCGAGATAGCTGACGAGGGTGGTCTTGCCGGTGCCAGCGAGGCCGTGAAGGGTAAAGAAGGGCTTGCCGCTGGTGCTGAGCCATTTATGTATGGCGTCCAGCGCACGGGATTGTTCAATAGTCGGCGTGAATGTCGAAGAGATCAGGGTCATGTTCAATGCTCCGTTTGGAAAAGAACCAGACTCGGCCTTTGCGGCCAGAGGAGAGCTTACGTGTGCCGCGCCAAACGATTAAGCCTTTTTTAGAGAGATCGGACACACGGCGCATGGCTTGACCGATGGTGAGGCCGCAGCCGTCCCCAAGTTCTTCAGCGGTCGCGCCACGGTTCGGATCAACGCCGTACTCAATGAACTGCATGATTCGAACTTCTTGATTCTTGCTCTCTTCGACCATGCTGTGCGCCGCTTCTTTAGAAGTGTGCGGATCGCTGATGCGCGCATGGGTATGCCCAAAGGCGGCGTCTCTTTCCTCGGTATGGCCGTAATTAGGGGGCGCGTTCGGGCGCGGTGATCGCGGTGGGCGCGGTCGCATTTTCGCTATCTCTTTCCTTTTCGGGGTTAGCCAGCCCAAGCTGCGCAAGCTTTAGCTCGTCGAAGGGCTGCCATTTGTGGATCTTGAACCCGATCGGCGGATTGTCTCGGAGCTTGGTCGGGTTGGCATACATTTGGCAGAGTTCGAAATACGGGCAGGTGCGCTCGTATTGGACGCAGGAGTTGGTGTTTTTCGGAAAGGCGGCGAGATAGGGCGCAGCTGGGTCGGAGCGCTCTTCGAGCACCGCGAGGTTGGCTTCGATGTCGTCAATCCATGAATGAGCTTCCCAAAGCCAGGCGTCGAGCTGCTGCTGCTGGCGCTCGACGGGGATGAATTTAAAGCCGTCGTGAACAGTCTTGTGCACAAGTGCACCGTCCACCCACACGCCTCGGGCCCGTTCGCCGTACTCGATTCGCAGCACATAATTATAGCCATCGATTTGGGAATTCAGCGACCAAGCGTCGATCCAAGGCGAGCGGAATATTCCTTTCTTGGCATACATCACCGTGGTTTTGTGATCGCTGCCGTAAATGTCCTTGTGCAACGCGAAGACTTTGTCGATGCGGCCGACATACCATTTATGCGGGTCGTTAGGATCGAGCGGGACAATGAAAGGGTTTTCGATCGAAATGAGAGAGAAGCCTTTGTCCATAAAAAGCTGCTGCCGCACATCGACGTAGTCATGAATCATATCGAGCGCTGTCATGGGCGTACGGGCCCCGAGGCGGTCGATGTCGTCAGGGGAGAGGTCGTCGGGGTGCATAAAGCCGTGCGTGGTCCATGATTCAGTGAACGCAGCATAGGCGGCGTCGATCGCATCGCGACGGGTGGCTTTGGAGACGTAGATCTCGCGGTTGCGAAGCCAGATGACGTCGAGGGCACATCCCCATGCACTTCCAAATACTAGCGGCGGCGCAATCTCATCAGGAGTAAGGTGGTATACGTGTCTGTACATAAAATAACGCATGCATGTCTTTGCTGCTGAAAGGCGGGTGTTGTCCCAAAGAGATAGTTTGTCGTTCATACATGCCTCCAGGTCTTGCGTTTCACTATGACGTTTATAGTTTGAGGTATGACGCCATACGCTTTCGCCAAGCTACTCTGCGTATGCCCGATAGAGACAAGATGCCTTATCTTGATTACATCAGCTTTCTTTAGTATGGCGGTCGCTACGTCTTCTCCATGTAGAAGAGTTCCGTGTTTTAATTTATCGTTGTTGTTTTCCTTCTGTGTTCCCCAACAGAGATTTTTGCTCTTGTTATTCCCTGGGATATTGTCGCCATGGCGACATACGTGTTGAGGAGAAGGAGGCGGCCCAACGAAGGCTTCAAGCACCAACGTATGTACAAAAATGGTGCGGGCCTTATTTTCCTTATGCAGATTCACATATCGATAACCTTTGTCGTCTGTCCCCGGGCGTAGCAATCTGCCTCGGGTGCGCTGCACGCATTCTCTGTTCCGATATGAGCCACGACGATGCACCACGCGGTCTACTGATCGCACGCGCCCCTGATCCGAAACCTCATACAGCCCTTCATAGCCAACGATAGCGCGCCATTCCTCGCTCATTGGCCACCGCCTTTCAGCTCGTCGTCGCCTTTCTCCGCCCAGCCCCAGGTGATTTTATCGAACACCTCGTCGCGCACCTCCTCTTCGATCTCGGCATCGGTCGCGTTGTCCTCAACCATGAGCACGCCGGAGCGCTCGCAGCCCTCCAAGCTCATTTCGATAAACCAATGAATCTCTCGCATATTTCGCAAAGCTCCCAAGTTAACTTGTCCGAAGAGCCGCAGCCGGCGCACAATGCGCCTACCCGCGCCCAGCGGTTCTGGGTTTGATTCTGCTCTCGGAGCTAGGGAGACGCGATCAGCAAAAGGCAATGCCGGCTAAATGCCTGGGGATAAGTATTGACCAGGGAAAGGCCCTTGCGCGGGAACGCAGGGGCTTTTCTCTTTTAGCGGCGGCGGAGGGACGTCTAAGCGACGTGCGTGTCGTGATTTTCGACGAGATTCACAGCATCATCGCGCTCGCCCACATCTTCAACGTTTTCGTCATTGCTGCCAGCAACAACAGCATGTCCTTTGCCGTTCGTAGCGCCAAAACCTCCACTGCCTTCACCTTCATCCAGTAGCCGGCGCATTTCGGCCTTCTCATCTTCTGTCATCTTGCCGATGAATTTCGACGCCTTCACGACCGGGGATTTGCCGCGTCGCTTTAACTCCGGGCTCCAATCGCGCACCGCAGCCTTGAGCTGCTTATCCGACATCGCCGGCCGCTGCTTCGTGCCAGCGCGACACTGGCGAATGAAATCGCTCAGCTGTTGCTGCGCCGCGGATTTGAATAATTTGAACACAACTGCATCGCTGAACAGCCGGATTGCGTCTGCGGCGGTGCGGCCGAAATCATAATCAAACCCAATGACCTCAGCGAGCGGTGCCGCGACAGTGCGGGTGCGCTTGGATTCGGCCGCAGTGGTTTGCTTCCTGGCAACGCCATTGCCTCTGGCGGCACGAACGATCGGTGTTTTATTATTGCGCATGGACTTTCAAGATTCTCCTTTCGGTTGAGGTAACATTCTTCGTTCAAGGTCATGCTCGGCGACGCTGCGGATTTTCTCGAACACCTGATCAAACCCGGTGTTAAGGTGCTCTTTGCTCGAACATCCTAAAGACATCACTTGCGCAAGCGCCGCCGCAATCGCAGTGAGCGCAACGGAATAACCATATTTAGTCGCAAGCTTGATGATCTCGAACTCTAGCTCTTTGATGTCGGCGAGGGTGTCGGGATCAGGTTCGCGTGGTTCATTAGCCGACATCAGCTCGCCTCTTTCAACAGCGCCTTCACCTTCGCTGCCGTCGCCTGCACCATCGCGTCTTTAGCTTCGCGACGCGCGCGCACGATCAACAGCCGCCGGGCTGGTGCCAGCGCTCCGATCGTCCCATCCGGCCACTCAATCTCATTCCAGCGGCTCCCGCGCGCGATCTCGTTAATCGATTGCAGCGAGCACTCGAAATGATCGGCGAGAGAGTCATGCAGCTCGCCGTACCAGATTCGCATCTTGATCAGCTTAACCTGGGCAGGCGTTAGGAGCGCATTCATGGCAGCACATTCAATAGAGCACCAAGATCAACGTCGGCATAAGAGCCAACGCAGATAAAGGCGCAGAGAAATAAAAGAACACTGATACGCATCAAAGCGACCTCATTGTTAGAGTAAGCTGATCCAACCCATCAACGAACGCGATCGGCTGGAGATCCTCGATCGCATGCAGCCCGTAGCTATTCACGCCGCGCGGGTTGCCTTCTTTGTCGATCACGAGGAGCAGTGCCGCCGGCCCCTGCCAGCGCTCCGTTGGTTCGGTGATTGCGATCAAGACTTGCATATGTCCGTCACGCAGCCCACGCCCGCCTTTGATCGGGTAGACGTTGCCGACGCGAGCCCGCTCCCATGGTCCGATATTCCCGGTTTGGATGTCGATTTTCATAAGCGTTAAACAGGCGTTCTCTGTACGGATATAATCCACTCGCCACATCTACTACAACCTGCGAAAGGCGTCTAGGGCGGGTGGTTCCGGCTACGGCCGGAGAGCAGCGACAGCGGCGGCTTGTCGAAGATCTGTTCATAATTCTTCTCGTCGATCTTCGGGATCACCGCACCACATTCGATGCACTCCATCTTAGGATTGGGGATGCGAGAATCTATCGCGGTGAACTCATGCGAACATGGCCGTATGCGGCGATAGATCTTGCGGGACATAGCTGGCGTTTCCTCAAGCTTCCGTACTAGCCTGTAGTTATAGACATACTACAGCTGCACGCAAGCGAAGATTTTCCGCAGCTTCTCTGCGGCCTGCGGCAGTCATGCACAGATCCTTCGCGCGGTCCCTATTTGCGCGCTTCTCCCCCCGTGTGAAGCTCCCCCAACACGCCAGCTTGCGAGGGGGAGGGGGGATACTCCACGCCTGCGAGCTTGAGGCCAGCTGTCTCTCGCTTGGGAGTGAAATTTCCTATGTCAGAAGCCGATAAGATCGATGAATCTAAGGCTGTCGGAGAAAATAACACTAAAGATAATGTAGTTCATATCGACACTGCGAAGGGCAAGGCGAAAGCCCCTGCGCCAGCCAGCGCAGCTGCACCAAAACCACCGCCGGCACCCAGCTGGAAAGCGCGGCTCTATAAAAAGGGCAAGGTTCTTTACAAGCCTAACCTCGCCAATGCACTCACTGCTCTGCGCATCGCTCCAGAATGGACGAAATCCCTTCGCTATAACGCCTTCTCCGATATCGTGCTGCTCGATCGTGCGCCGCCTTGGCACAAGAAGGGCGAGCCTTGGCAACCACGACAATGGGTGAACAACGACGGCCGGAAACTTGCGGAGTGGCTGCAGCAACAAGCCATCGATGTCAGTAGTCACCTTGCGATGGACGCAGCGCTCACAATCGCTCGCGAACAAGAATTCCATCCTGTCCGCGATTGGTTTGCTTCGCTTACGTGGGATGGCACGCCACGGCTGGACAAATGGTTGGTCACATATCTCGGCGCAGAAGACCGCGCGTTCGAATGTTGTGTCGGCCCTAAGTACCTCATCTCTGCCGTAGCAAGAATCATGGAGCCCGGCTGCAAGGCTGATTGCGTCCTGATGTTGATCGGCGACCAGGGACAAGGAAAGAGCACCGCGCTCGTCGTGCTGGTTGGTGAGAAATGGTTCACGGACGAGATCGGCGCACTGTCGGGCGATAAGGACACACCTATCGCCATGATCGGTAAGCTGCTCGCCGAGTTCAGCGACCTCGAAGGCTTCCGGGGTAAGTCCGTCGAAGAGCTGAAGGCTTTCCTTTCACGCCGGGCGAATCGATACCGCGGTGTGTTCGACCGGCTGGCAGAGGACCATCCCCGCCAGATCGTTTTCGCGGCCACCACGAACAAGCGGACCCCCCTAAAAGATATCACAGGGAACCGGCGGTTCTGGCCCATCCTCACCAATTCCATCGACCTCGCGGCCCTCGGGCGGGATCGGGAGCAACTCTGGGCCGAAGCAGTGGTCCGCTACAAGGCCGGGGAGAAATGGTGGTTAAGCGATAAGGAGCAAAGGGTTATGGCCGATGTGATTGCTGAGGAGTTTCGCGAAGCCGGCGTCGTTGAGGAGCTGGTGGAACAAAAGCTGGTAAGTAAGAGCGAGATCAAGCTGGCAGATCTGCTCAATCAAATCTTCAATGTTTCCCTGGGAAAAATCCGCAAGGATCAAGAGCGCGAGGTGACTGATGCGTTGGAGGTTTTAGGTTGGAAGCGGGTACGGAAAACACCGAAAAACGCAAGGAGATACTGGGCTTATGTGCCGCGAGGCTTGAAAAAAGAGGAATGACGAGAGCAGGGGGGCTGGGACTCAGCTGGGACTCGAAGCCCCAAGGAAGAGCTGGAAAAATAAGTAAGAGTCCTAAGAGTCCCAACCTCCATACTAATTCTATAACTCTTATTTACTTATTTCTGGTGAGGTACACACAAGATGTTGTGGTTTGGCGTGATAGAGGATTGTAGAGGGTTTTGAAAAATCGCCTTGGAGGCTGGGACTCTTGGGACTTGGGGCAAAAAAGCTAATGAAATCAATGCTGATTCTGTCTCAGCCGAGTCCCAGCGTGCCGGGCTGGGTAAATTCACTAAGCTGTTGGAATCATTAGTAGATCAATGTTTTGCTGAGCGCAAGGCTGATTAGGGCCCCTCAACTTGGATCGCTCTGGGCCACACAAATCTACCCCAAAGGATAATTGCCCAAGCAAAGTTGGCGACGGATTATTTTTCCGCCCGCTTTTTTGGGCCATCAGTGTGGAGGAGTAACAACCATGACCTTTCGTCTTATAAGCTCAGTGACCTTGCCTCTTACGCGAGAATTAGCTGAGGAACAGCTTCACCTTGAAGCTTCACCGGGTGCGCGTCAGCTCAAACCGAAGCACCTGGAATATCTAAGACAACGCATCACAATCGGTTGGCTGACGAGTTTCAAATGGGCTCGGGCCACAATTAAAGGCCGGCCGGGTATATGGCGTGTGGACGGCTACCATTCGGCTGCGGTGCTGTGTGAGCTTAGCGAAGAAGAATTTCCCAAAGGACGCTTCGTTCACATGGATTATTATGAGTGCACCATGCTTCTCGGTGTTGCTGACGCATGCGCTCAGCATGACGTCAAAATATCAGTTCGCACGAGCAGGGATGTTTCAAGCCTATATCAAGCAGCAGAGCCTAAGTTGGAGGCTATCTCGAAATCGTGGGCGACGTTAGCGATCAATGGAATCGCTTGGTACGATCGAAATATTGATCATGTTGTTGTAGGCGTGGCTGAAGATAAGTACCGGGGCTTTCATGACATTCGCAAACACAGCTACCTTCAATGGTTTGGTCAGGAATTGTTGCCCAACAAAAGCGAACTGCAACAAGTTGGGGTTAGCGCAGCGATATGGGCGACATACCAGGCAAACGAGATTGAAGCGAAAAGATTCTGGGGAGCGGTCGCTCACGGCGGGGATGATAATGCACCAGCCGCCGTGCTCGACTCTTTCTTGCGGCGAGCCAAAGAAAAGCAGATAAAAGTGGGAAAAGGAAACAGATTAGGGGGAGGAAACTATTATCAAGCCTGTATCTTTGTTTGGAACGCTTTCCGCAAAGGGAAGGCGATCAAAACCTTGAAGTGGGACACGAAAAGTGGGTTGTTCGAGCTTATTCCAGAGTTTGAATCTACCCAAGCAGTGCCCGCAGAGGAGTCATCGTCAACGCCGTTCCCGCCGGTCACCTACGAGGAAATAGTACCGCCATTTACCTACGAGGCACCGGCCTCAACCTCAACCTCCGTCTTCATGCCCTAATAACCCGTTCGATGCGGGTTTGCACCTCGCGCACGGCGTCGCTGGCAGTCCGGTCCATGGTCTCAGCCGACCAGCTCAGCGGCGCGCGCGGGGTCCGCTGGCGGGTTGGTAAACGCGGCAGGGCGGCAGCCGGCGGGTGGGTTTGGGCGCCGCTGGCGCGCCGCGGCAGCGCCTCTGGCTGCGGTGCGTTCCAAGGGTAATAGTGCTCGGGCGTCGGGATGAATTCGGACATGGGAGCGCAATGCCTCTTTTCAGGGCTTGGTTCCCGCCAGGGTCGCTTGTAGGGAGAAAAAAGAGAGAGCGCAAAGGCGAAAAGGGCAGCGGCGTGACTTGGGAGAACACACTGGGCTACCGGGGTATTCGCAGCTCTGGCCCTCTCTTAAGGTGCATTAAGGGTGGGGTGTCTCCATGGTCAGATGGAAACGAGGCGGATAGTACGGCAACGCAGCCGGCGGCGCTAGGTGCTAGGCGTGAATCGGTGGACCGAAGGCGTGCCAGCCGAGCAACAGCAGCAGGATGAACAGCAGCAAGTTGCCGCCCAGCCCGGGCCAATTGGGCGCTGGGCTCGACCACCATGGGTAAGCGCCGACGACAAGCCAGAGCAGCATCAGGATCCCAGAACATCAGCCCGAGGGTCATGAATCATCCTTTCGCGCGTGCGATACGGGTGCATCCAGGGTAAACGTTCACACGCGCGAAAGGGGTGCCGGGCAGTAGGCCATAACCAGATCTTGGCCCGGCGCAAGAATGACGCAGCCGGAGCGGGGGCTCGTTGGGCTGCGTCGGCGGCGTCGAAGGGGGATCGCCGCTGGCTATGTTTGGTTCTGATTCGATAAGACCGCCGCATGCGCATGCGCCGTCATAGGCAGTTGTCCCGAGCATCGGCTGGTGACAGCGATCGCAGCGCAGCCGGATGTTTCGGTGAATCTCGATCTCAGCAGTCATTGACGCGAAACGTCGCCCCGAAAGCGCGCACCTTTTCTTCGAAATCAGGTTGATAGTGCTCGGCGATATGCTGATGCGGCACGCCCACGATGATGGTTGAGGCGCAGCCCGGGCATTGCCATTCATCCCCAGCCCAGAGCTTGTAATTCTTCCAGCGCCACGCTTCGACGCGGCCCGGCTTGACGCCGTTCTCGCCGGGCATGCCTTCGAGGAAATAGACGCCGTTGCGCGATGGGCGATAGAAGCGCTGACACGAAACGCAGATGGGTTTGAGGCTCATTGCTGCTTCGCCGGCTGCGCTGGCTTCACATCGGGGCGATCAAGGAGGCGCTTAATCAAAACTGCCTGCGCGTCATGCATGGCGCGCAGCTCTGATTCAGTCACGCCGCGCTCGCGCAGATACTCCTTGATATCCGGTGAACTAAGCAGCCCGAACAGCTGGCCGAGAAGGAAAATAAGCTGCTCTTTGCGCTCGCGTTGAATCTGAATCATGGCAGCTCCCGCACATCCTCTCGCGCTGTCCAATGTACCAGCCGGACGCGATGGCCGGTGCGCTTGCGGTGTTCCTCAGCCAGCTCCGCAAACGCGCCCTCGGCGATGTCACGGCGGCGCGTCATCAACGGAAAGACGCCTGGCATGAGCGGCGATATGACAGCGATCACGCCTTCCGCGTCGTCGCGGTGATCGACCTCTGTCCAAATGAAGATCTGAGTCAGATCCTTGCTCATGCGCAGTCACCCCATCTCGCGGAATTTCGGCACCGACCAATCCTCTGGCACTGGCATAATGCGCCCTGTCGGCTTGACGCGGAAATACGCCATCGTCTTGCCGTTCTGCGCTCGGGTGAGCACGACGACATCAGAACGCCACATATGCGCGAGCCTGCGCGCGGTGCGGATGGCAGTGTCGCCGCTACGCACGCGCAAGATCCGCCGGCCGGTGCACATATTATAGAGCGTCGTCATTGCGCGACTACGATGCGGATGCGCTCTGCAACGTCGCTCGGCTTAATCCTTATGCTTTTGCCGCCCTTGCTGTATGACTGCGGATACTGCCTCGGATCGAACAAATGCCGCGCTAGTGTGCTGTCGATCTCGAATGCCTCCATAGCCGCAGCGAAACCTTCATAAATAGAGAACTCCTCTGGCCAGACATCGCTCCATTTATGAAAATGCACGCTGCTGTCTTCCATATGCAGCCCATAGATAAGATTCGCATGCGCTGCCCAACCCAGTGCACAGCCCGCGAAGCCGCAATCGAACGTGCCGTCAAAATTACGCTCAGCAGAATCCGTCTCCCACTCTTCCATATAGAAGCGATCAGGCGGGATGCGTTCGAGAAAATCTGCAAGCTTGAGCAATAGATCTGTTTTCATAGCCTCACCATGAGTCTGAACAATCCCCAAACGCCGTACAGCCATAATAATCCCCAAACTCCGTACAGCCATAGGCCGACGATTGCCGCGAAGATCAGCAGCGCCACCCAGCGCGGAAAGCCTTCGTGTTCGATCCAAAAGCGCATTACGCCCTCATCCTTTGGATTCTAGAGCTTTGACATAGTTGGGGTCTTGCCTCTTGATCGCCTGCCCGTTCGGACAGATGCAAAAGACCATTGCCCCGCACTCGTACCCAGCAGGCGTGAAGACCTTGCCGCGTGTATCAATGATCCCGCGATTACCGCAGAGGCAGCAGTGGTTCTTAGGCGAATAATCCGTAGCCCAAAAGTCCGAAAGCTGCTTCTTGGTGATCGGTCGCGGCATCGGCTCACGCCCTCACGCACCCGCCCACGGTCGTACATTCTCCAGCGTATGCCGCTTGCGCTTGCGATAGCCCTTATCCTCGCCGTTGCTCTTGCGGCGATAGCCGGCCTTCATGTGCACGCTGATCGGCTTGAGTATGAAATGCCCAGGTTCAAACCCGCCGCCGCGATCAAACGTCACGATCTCGGCGCGCAACGCCTGCGGCACGAAATAGCGCGTATAGGACATTTTCGGCTCAGGTTGCACATACACGCGCGATAGATGCACATGCACGTCATTGGCTTTTAGCGCCCGCTTTATCGCCCGCGCGATCGGGCACATGTTGGGCTCTTGTGGGCGCGCGCTGGCGATGTCTTGCTTTTCGATCTCCAACAGCATCGCGCGCTTGGCGTCGGTGATTTTTGTCCCGTTGATAGTTTTGATCATGGTCTTGCTGATGACCTCGCAGCTTCGCGATTCAGTTCAGGCAAGCGGTGATCGAGCGTGAAAGCATCAAGCAGCCCATTATAGATCTCGTTCTCTTGCTCGCCGCCGGACACGGTGAGCCAAAGTCGGCCTTTAGATTCCGTCAGCACATAAATGTATTCCTCGCCGACATCAGTTGCGCCAGGCGGATAGAGATAGAACGCACCCACACGCGCGCCGTTCTTGGTACAGTCTTTTCCTGCTGCGCCACGCTTGAATGCGTGAACTAGCTGCGCCGCGAAATCACCCATTCCGTTCGCGACTTGAAACGTTACGCCGCTGATGCCGTTGACGATGCGGAAGCCTTGAAACAGCGTGAACAGCTCGCCGCCATGCCAGCTCGGATCGCCGTCATACTGCCGATAGAGACACAAGATCTCTTGCCCGTGATCAAACACGCGCGTTAGACATTTCGTACCCACTTTTCCATTACCTCCCAAGTTTGCTTTTGCTGCGCACGCAGCTCGCGTCGAAGCCTGATCCTTAATCTTCGACCGCTTTGCGTGCTTTCTTCGAAATCTTCTCCAACGCCGTCACTTGCTCGCCCAGCTCCGAGAGCTTTTTCTCATTATGGAACGACTCACAGAATTCATCGACCGCATCAATCAGCTGCATGATCCGTTCTTGCTTCTTCATGACATCTCACCCATCCCGCTGACAGAAATCGTTGCGCGTTGCATGTGGGCGTCGGTCAGCCGCCGCACCCAAGCGCGCGCGTCACTGAGTGCATTAGGCAGCAGCCGGTTCGCTTCGATCAGCAGCCGCTCATTGCCTACGCCGGCACCCGGATTCGCTTCCAAGCCCCAGCGCGCGTTGCTGAACGCGCCAGTGATCCGCTTGCCCTCGAAACTCACGGTCACGGCCACGCCACAATAGAACGCGCCCTTGTCCGGCGGTGTCGGATAGCCGGTTGCGTTGTATAGCTGCGCGCTGGCAGTGAAGGCGCCCTCCTGACAGGTGATCACATCACCGACATGCGCCGGGTTGTTAAAGCCAGTTTCGAATGTCATGCGTCGCTTTGCTCCCAAGTTGGCACGCGCTGTGCTACGCGCGCGACTCGATTCATTGATTCTCGATTCAATCTTCACTCGATGATTCATTGATTCAGATCTATAGATCTTAAGATCTTGTTAGAATCGCATAACGCATGCCGCCATCGATGAGCGTGACAACCTCGCCCTCGCCGACCGGCGGCACGCCGATGTGAATCTCCCCCGCTGCAATCTTCTTCTGGACCTCGCGCTGTGTGTACCCATAACTGCGGTAATACGCACATGCGGAATATACGCTAAGAAAATATGACGTGCCGTGCAACATGATTCTGAAGCTCCCAAGATTCGATTATCAAGCGGTTAGTTAGGAATGCGCATACCCGTCGCGCTCGATCCCGACCACGGCACCCGCATAAGGCAACATCACGCAATCGTTGATGCTATCCCAGCGCGCGCTGGCGAAGAATGCATGCCAGGTTTTTGGTTGCGGGGATTCTTCGCGCTGCCGGATGTAGAAACTTAAGAAGGTGTTGGCCTGCTCGCATGTCATGTTGTCGAGCAATTGCCGCGCGATGGTGCGGTTGTAGGCGATAGGGGCGGGCGTAGGCGTGGGCGTCTGCGTGGACATAGGAGTCAGTCTCCGGAAAAGAAGGGCCGCATATGCGCGGCCTTGCGGAGTGGTGTAACGGCTATGGCGTGATCACGCTCCATAGGCCGGAGGGATTTGCGCGTTGCAATGCGCGCAATATAATTCGGCATCCTCCCAATTGATATCGCCCGCCGCTGGCAGCCAGCCAGCATTGAGACTGTGCATTGTCGCCCACACGATCTCCTTGAACTCGCACTTGACGCAAGCAGGGCAAAGGCAATCGCCATCCGCGAGCATGAGAAAACGCTGGTAGCCACCTGGCCAAGCGTAAGGGTTGCGGGCGACATCTTTCGCAGCGCGGAGCGCTTCGAGGTTAGATCTTGTCATTTGTTAAGCTCCCAGGTTTCGCCAGCACTCTAGCGTAGTAGCTGTGATGTTGCAATGGGGAAAATTATGTTGCTGGGGGATTGCGTGATTGCGCTAGTGAGTGCATAGTCTGCTATGACGATGACGAATGAAAACTTGGGAGAGCAAAATGGAAGTCGATCTAAAGAGCTTAGAAAGAGAGTGTAAGGAGCTTGAGCGGGATACACTCGAAGCGCTGAATACCAGATTGCTCTACGCGATTGCGCGCGGGATTAGCAATCTGTGTATAGAAATCGACGCATTGCGTGAGGCGGTCGAGAAAGCGGGCGATGCGGCGGGTGGCGCATCATGAGCGGCACGACAGCGCCAACGCCAGCGCCAGCGCCAACGCCAGCGCCATCAACATCGTATCGCGTAACCTGGACCATCGACATCGACGCGGCATGCGCTACATTATAAAGGCCGCGTTGCAGCGAAAACCTTGGGAGAAATTCACATGTCTGCTTTTGTCGTTTCCAACGATCACATCGACGCATTGCTAACGTTCGCCATCGATAAGCGTGCGAGCTATAACATCAATGAAAGTTGCGGGCGTATGAGCTTCGCGGAAACTACCGCAACAGAGATCGGCCGCGTTCTGTTACGCGAGAACGAACGCAGCGTAAATCAGCGCTATCAAGAAAACGATGCTGGCATTGCCGACAGCTACGAATGGCGTCGTTTCCCCAACCGCCGCTTGACGCCAGTCAATATCCTGAAAGCATGCAGCTGCTTCGATTACCAAGCATGCGAAACGGACGATTATGAAGAATCTGTCGCGCATCGCATTATCGATGCCATCCGGCATACGGCGATAGGCAGCTTGCCGGGATATAATGATGCCGATGGCTGGACATTCGCGCGCCGCGCCGACGAACCAGAACAAATTACGCTCTCGTCCATGATCCGGAGCGCCAGCGGCTCGCTAATGTTGCAGAAATCGGAGTCGGAATTTATTCGGCCGGACGCGCGACGAAAAAGCACGCGGAGCACGCGGCCATGAACACGCCAACAAACCGCCAATGGCAATTCCGCGTCGTCAAATCGCAACGCGGCCGAAACGGCCAATGGTTTCCTTACGAAAGCGCCGCCACATTCGCGACTCAAAACGACGCGGTGCAATACGCGGAACGCTTCGCTCGCGAACAACGCGCCGCTGGCGTCGTCGGGACTAGAATCAACGTCATGAGCCGCAAAATCATGGATGGTGATTTCGGACCGACATATAACGTTGCGGAGTTTAAGATCTAGCTTCAACGCTAGCAGAAATAATCTCTCATAGCAGATTGCAATCCGCCGCTAGTGAGTGCATCATCTACTAGCGCTAAGCAGTAGCGCGGCAAAACTTGGGAGAACGACAATGGAAGAATTCACGCTAGAGGTTTACGGCAGACTTTGGAGCGGCGCAAAGGCCGTCTACAGCTACGGCATCACGCGAGGCAATGCCGTTGAAGGAGTCGCGTCATGAGCACACGCTTTTCAAACGCCCTCGCGATTCAGCTTGGCGCATGCAATCCGTCCGGCATCGCACATTCGCTTATCGATGCTTGCCGCGAATGCCGCGACGAAGGCATGGGCACCGATGCAATCTACGCTGATCCTGCCATCCGGCTGATGGTGCATCAGCTTGGCTATCTGCATAACATCCGAGCGCTTGACGACGACATGACAGCGTACAGCGCGGCTACGAAGGCATGCGAGGCGGCAATAGCCGCGACCAGCGTCGCCAAGGAGTCTGTGTCATGAACGCGCGCGATACCGCCCTAGCGCTCGCCACGCGCGCCGCAAGCGCCACATTTCGCCCAGTCCCTTACAAGCTGATCGAGATCCACACTGATCACCATGGCGACGAATTCGTGGCGCCCTCCGCACCCAAACCCTATGCGGGCATGCGCCTTGACCCTTGGAAGCGTGGCGACTTGGTTGCGATAGAACGCCGCATGACGGTGACCTACAATCATACTTACAGCGGCAAGCGTTTGTTGTCTGAAGCCGCGTCAAGCTGGCATATCGGACGGCGGTTCACGCCTCCATCTGCGAAACGTCAAACCATTTCCATCGATACACAGAATCACTACGGAATCGAGCCATATCCCAATAAAGACAAGCTTTTCCGTATCGTGCTTCGTTATCTAGTCGCCGCTGAACGGCTGATCGGGCAGGAATTCGACAGTCGGGAAGCGCTCGAAACCGCGCTAGGCCAGTAACCTCGCTAAATCTTAACCATTTCAAATGTTTAACGCTTACAGAAACCCGCTCAAAAGGCGGGTTTTTTGCGGCGCTAATTTTCCAGTAATAAGCATTGCCTTTCCACAGCTGCTAAATTAGTCTGCTTTTCGCCGATGGGCACCCGCGCGAGCGGTAACAAACCCGGCCTAGAAAGCCGGACACAGAAAGGTCAAACCAATGTCGACTCTCACACAAGCTTCATATGAATGGGCGACCCGCAAATCCGACGAACGCTTCACATCGCTTTACGCCATGCGGGATAAATTCGACCGAATCCGCGCCGAATCCCGTACCGCCATTGTCAACACCCGGACCATCGAAATTGTCCCGACATCCGACAACAAAGGATTGTCCGTTGTCGGCAAAGCTGGCGTTCCCTACGCGCCGTCGAATTGGGCGTTCGGCCAGCTGTCACAGCTTGCAGAAGCGCCGGCCGGGTATCTTCGAACCTTGCCCGCACCTATGGCGGCGGATTGCCTTAATTACGGGCTTAAGTACAAGCGCGACATCGAATCTATCGGCCTTTTGCTACATGCGGATTCGGAGAACAACGAAAAGGCATGCCGCTCGGCAAATGGCGAGAAATATGGCCGAATCTGGAATAACGGTATCCTTCAAGTCCTAACCGACAAGTATGGCGACGGCGCGACTGGCGACTGGCGAGTCCCGGGGGAATTTCGCGTTCCCGTCCCGGTAACCAAGGAAAATACCACGCTTTACGCGGGTGATCGCGACATGTTTGTTTTTCTCGCAAACGAGTCGAATCAGATTGAAATCTGCAACCGTCGTGACGGCAAGCCGGGCAGCATGGCGCGCGGTTTCTTTGTTTGGAATTCTGAGGTTGGCGCGGCAACGTTCGGTTTCGCCACGTTTTTGTACGATTATTGTTGCAAAAACCGCATGATCTGGGGCGCGGACCAATACCAGGAAATCAAGATCCGCCATACCGCAACGGCGCCAGAACGTTGGCTAGAAGAAATCATGCCCGCGCTCGAGACTTACGGCAACGCGAGCTCGCAAGGCGTGGTTGCCCTAATCGAAAGCGCCCGCGCCGCTCGGTTAGACGATGTTGACGCGTTCCTGGCGCAACGGTTCGGCAAGCGGACCGTGGAATCGCTCAAGGCCGTTCACATGCTGGAAGAATCCCGCCCTATCGAAACCGTATGGGACGCGGTTACGGCAGTTACCGCTCAGGCTCGAAGCATCCCGTACCAGAATGAACGCGTCGAGCTTGAGCGCAAGGCGGGGGATTTGCTGAAAGCAGCGGCCTAACATCAGACGCCAGGGGGACAGGGAAGGGGCCGGGAAACCGGCCCTTTTCTTTTGCGCCGCTCGCATGTTACCAGCGGCCACATATCATCACCTGGGGACCAGCTACATGGCGCAAGCCGCGCAATCCGCCCTCGCTCACCCGCTTGCCGAATCGCCCTCGCAAGGCGCGCTCCAAGGCGCGCTTCCATGGCACTGCATCGAAACCTACGCCCGCCACGAGCCGCTGGTCCGCGACGAAATCATCGCTCTGGGCGTGCCCGCCTACCTGCCGACGTTCCAGCGCCCGACGCGTGACCGCACCCGCTTCGCCCGGCCTATCATCTCCGTCCCTTCGCCGCTATTCCCTAGCTATCTATTCGCGCAATTCGCTTCGTCAGATACCTCAGTCCACTCAGCTATTTTGCATTTGCGCAAGGTTCGATCCGTTCTGGGCGTAGTCCGTGAGTCATTCGTTTGTTTTGTTTCTGCGCAGTGTTCAGAGAACGAAAAACGCGAGGAAATGCTGGAATTCGGAACGCGAGTCAAGATCGTGCAAGGCCCGTTTGCAGGCGTTGGAAGCGGCATAGTGGAGTTGTGCGAACGTGACAGGGTGCGGCTACTGCTTGACGCTATCGGCAAGCCCACGATAAGTCTGCCCCGCGCCGACGTCGCATTGCTCTGACTGCGGACCATCTGTGTACGGACCATCCCCGTGCGGAGGGTTTATGCTTGCACACTGACGAACCTCGCGTCCGACTGCGAACCTAACCTCGCCAAGCTACATGTTGTGTTCGCGTGCTATCTCGCATAGCCAAGCGCTTATGCATCTTACCTAAGCCATTGCATCATCGCAGCAATCCGCCCATCTCGCGTATAATTCTCTATTATGGGAAATCTGCGAGATAGCACGCGGCGTGGCGCGGACCGGCATCTGGGCGCGCGTCCGGCCCGGCAGGAATTCC